GCGGACGCTTCAGCAACCAAAGGAAGCGCAAACGTAAACCTTTATGCAAATGCGAGTAACACCAAGGCTGAAGGTGATACCATCGGGAAGCTCGCTAACGCAGTGAGTAACGCGATAAAGACAGGCAGCCAAGGCACACCCGCCACTGGTGGGGCCGTCACCGCACCGTGGAAAGCCAACAGTAATGCCTCGTCCAGTACATACAACGGCAACACATATTACGATTATTAGGAGCCGCCATGACTTCCTCCCTCATGAAAATCGCCACCGTAAACCCTCAGTTTCTTGCGAACACCCCCAACCCTGGCTTCGCTGATAACAACATCGCTGCGAATAGTATGTACGACCGGAGCGATAAAGACCGGCAGTTCGGTGCGCAGCAGGACCAACGGGAGTCCGAAAAAGAGATAAAGGCCATGGAGGCGATGCTGAAGAACCCGCAGCAGGCGCAGGCTATTGCCCAGTCCTACGGCGTGCAGATCACCCCTGAGATCGAAGATATGCTGACCCAGCCGCAGGTTGCGCAGCAGATGAGCGAAGCCTTAAAGCTGGCCAAGGATGCGGGACTTGACCGTTATCAAAGTATTCAGGAATTCGTGACAGGTTATATGCAAAGCGGTGGAGACCCGATGCAGGCCATGGAAGCGGTAACTGACAAAAGTTCACTAAAAGAGGTGTACTACAATACCATCGCCAACCGTCCGGGTAGAGGTGGAACTTCAAACCCATTCGGTCCTGGCAGAGTACAGCAGCCTGACGGAAGTGTAATCGACTACACCAAGGGTATCGTATATGATACTAAGGGCGGCGCCAAACACATAACAGGCCCAAACGGTAAACCGATTATCCCACCAAAGGCTGGTAATTCATTGGCGGATGTACTGGGTGATGGCGGTGCAGCCCCAGAAGCTGGTGGTGACCTAGATGGTACGCAGCAGCCAGAATTATCACCGGAAGCGCTGGAGGCTCTCGTCAAGAAGCACACTGGTAAATCCATTCAGATGCTCCAACTGGAGCGTGATAGAGCGGCTGGGGGCGTACAAACCCCCGCCCCAGATATAGCAAGCCCACCCGAAGGGTTGTTGCAGCACGAAACCCAGCCGTATGTTCCCGATGATTATGATTATGGAGATTAATAAATCCCATGGTAAGCACCAATAATCCCACAGAGGACATGATAAAGGAGCTTATTGCTTCTGGTGACCTCGATCCCGCTACCCTGGAGCAGGACTCACCATTCACTGACCTCAATACCTCCCCTGATATTGTAAGTTATCGGATTCCTTCCGAGACTGCGCGAAAGATCGCGCCTACGCAGGACACCGCGCCTGCCTTCCCCCCTTCTTTTGAACTCGCTGACAACTCCCTCAGGCAGCAAACCGCTGTTTCTCCGTCGGTTACTCCTCCTGTTGAAGATGAATACGGGAAAGTCAGAAGACTTGTCAAAGCCCGTTACGGCGTTGATCTTCCTGATGCTCCCGCCGCAACCGAGCAACCACCCGAAGAGCCGGAAGTTGATTACGAGGTGGTCCGTCAGCAGGCGAAACAAAAGTACGGTATTGATCTCCCACCACTTTCCAGCAGCTTCACCTCCAGCGCGAAGGCTTTTGGCCGTAGCGTGGTAGAGAGTAGTGCTGAATCACTTCTGAAGGGTCCAGCTGAGGTTGGTACGTTTGTAGCGAACTCAGGTGATATAAACACAGTCTCTAGGGCGCAGTCGGTTCTGGATGCCTTTGACAAACTCGATGAAGACCGTCTACCAGAGGGCACCGGCGATCTCTCGTTTGAGGCGCAGAACGCCATCTATTACTACAATAAACTCTTGAATGATCCGTCCGTTCCACTTGAAGACCGTATCAGTAAGAAAGAGCAGCTACGGGAAAAATGGGCGGGGAAACTCTTATCATCCACCTCATCCGTAGAAGGCGCGGCGGAGAGGCTACAAGAAAATCCCTTGATGCAGGCTGGTGAGCGAGTTGATGAGTGGAAAGAAAGCTCCATGCCGATGACGGAGGAGGAACAGGGTAGAACTTCCAGTAAACTCGCTGGCGCTATCGGTTCAGCAGTTCCAATGTTGGCGACTGGAGTTGCAGGGAGCGCCACGCGCATTCTTGGAAAATCCGCGATTACTCGCGGTGCTGGTAGCCTTCTTCAGAAATCCATGGTGCCGCAAGGTATGGTGAGTCAGGCTTCTATCGGGTATGATGACGCTATAGAATCTGGCGCGAGTCCATCCCAGGCGCTTACTTCTTCCGGTGCAAACTTCCTTATCGGTGCCAGTGAAGGTGTCCCTATTGGTAGAGGTATCGAGCGCGGGCTTGACGCAGCGAAGGATTACTTCCGTATGGCACGCAGTGCAGGCTTGAGCGTTGAAGAATCTCTTCCTGGTGCGATTAGTTATTACGGAAAAGCAATAGCCTTACAGGCCGCCGAGGAAGGCGCGCAGGAAGGTGGTAGCCAGGCTGCTTCAAATTATGTGGCTTCAGATATCGCCGGGTACGATCCAGATAGGAATATACTGGAAGGCACCGGTGAGGGCGCGGCTACTGGCGGCGCGGTAGGCGGTCTATTCGGTGCAGTTGGTGCTTTCGCTGGCCGTAGAATTCATAAAGCGCGCACCCACGCACAAACTGGGCAGCCACTACCAGGCGAGGAATCCGAAGATCCCGCCACTCCACCGCCACCGCCTGGTGCCCCAGGACAATCCCCAGCAGCTTCAGTGGATATCATCCCAGAAGACCAACTAGAGCCTGATGTGCAGGATAAGATTCAGAGCATCGACGATGTGATTAACCCACCGAGTGAGAAGTACCCCACGAAGGTCACCATCCCGAACCCTGAGGTTAAGTTGCCGCCGGTGACGCAGCAGGAGATCGATGATCTGGTGTTTGACGAGATACCGTCGGAAGCACCCACTGCCCCTGAAGAGCCGCAGGTTATACCGCAGATCGACGCTGAAGGTAATACAGTAGGACAATCATACTTTGAGCCGGACACTCAGTACAGTGAGCCGATTACACCGGAGCGCACCCTCCAGGATATCATAGCCAGCAGGAAGCCAGTCCGTGCTAACACAGCAGAAGATGTGGCGATTGCAGGCGTGCGCGCGGCCACATCCCCCCTCAACGATCAAGCCGAACCCACTGAAGCACAGAAGCGCGAAGGAAATTATAAAAAGGCGCACATCAACGTCCAGGGTTTAAACATCACCCTTGAGAATCCGCGCGGCAGCACTCGCTCAGGAATGGATGAGGCTGGTAACCCATGGTCAACCACTATGGAGCACGACTACGGCTACATCAAAGGCACCACCGGCAAGGACGGGGAGCACGTTGATACCTATATCGGGCCAGAGCCGCAAGCCACCACCGTGTATGTATTCGACACCAAGAACCCCACTACTGGTAAATTCGACGAAGCAAAAGTCTTTATAGGATTCAAGAGCCGTGAAGAAGCTGATGTGGCCTTCGGTAAAGCGTACCCCGGCCAGGCAGCCGAGAGATTCATGGGTGCTGCTGAGATGGATATGCCACAGTTCAAACGGTGGGTGAAGTCAGGCCGTGCACGTCAACCAATAACTAAGCAGCCAAAACCTACGGCAGCTGCACCAAATGTAGCTGTAAATGCACCAGTAGGTCAGCAAACTGCACAAGTAACCACCCAAAAGCCCCAAGTAGCTCCACCTTCGTCAACCGCCCCAGCCATCGAGCAGGGGCAGCAGAAGTCACTTGAAGTGATGAAGCAAGCGGTAGAGCCGCAGACCCCCGGCCCAGTGATCGAGATGAAGCAGAGGAAGCGGCCAACCGGCAAAGGAAAGCCGAAAGACCTCCTCCGGTTCATTGCTTCCATCGGCGGCATCCAGGATGAACGTGGAGACCTCAGAGACCTCAGGGATGTGTTTATCCCAGGCCATGGCAAGTTGATCCGCGATAATGGCGTGCAGGCGGACTACGCACGCGAGGCAGCGCAGGAAGCTGGATATGAAGGCGCGGAGGAACTCAGTACATTCTACGAAGCCCTATATGAAGCCCGGCGTGGTAAGGCCCACTACTCCAGCCGCGATCAAGGTCGCGGTGTCGAGCAGGACGTTACCAAGATGGAAGCAGCAAAGTCCAATCCACTCAGAGAGGCCGTTTATCAGCAGGCTGAAAACCTTGGTATTGATGCGGTAGGTAAGTCAGCGGAGGATCTTGCTGTTGAGATTGCTGAACGCGAATCAATACAGGCTGATGGCGCACATTCAGAAGAAGCCATGGAGGAAATCGCCTCACAGGCGCAGGATTATCTCCATGCCTACTTAGAGGAAACCGCCACCGAGTACGATAGTATTGAAGTTGCAGAAGAAAGTGATATACCATGGGGTGATGAAAATGGACGTGAAACAGAAACTCGATCTTCAGATCAAGAGGAAGGAATTTCTCGAAGCGAAGGCGAAGGACAAGAACCTGACGGAGGAGCAGAAGAAGCACTTCCAGAACGCGATCAAGATACAGGGGTTCGCAGTAGTGGCGGGGAAGAAAGCGGTGCGGTACGCCAACAGCCAGAAGGCGAAATAGAGCAGACCGCAGCCGGTGAGCAGCGAGTGATCGCAGGTGCATCAAAGATCACCCAAAAAGAACAAGCCGCCAGAGGCGCAGAGAAGCCGCTGAAAGCGAAAGTAGCCCAGAAGGGTATGCAGGGGGCGACCAACCTCTTTGACCAGTCTGAGAACCAGGAGCAAGACCTTTTTCGTGAGCCTACGAAAATGGTATCCGATGCAACCACCACGCCTGCAACACCAGCCCCTGTAGAGCCTAGTGTTTCTGAAAGCCAAACTCCTTACTCCCTGGAAGAGCATAAGCGGAATCGCTCAAAGTTAGACACCGGGGAGTTCTCTGCTGAGGAAGTCCGAGGCCTGTTCGCTCGTGCGATGGAGGGCCGTGCCGCTATCATGGAGTCAATGAAGAAGCTCACCAAAGAGCAAATCGGAAAAGAGTACGGGGTTCATAATGGTGCGTATGGCCGTAGCTCAACCAAAGAATGGTTGATGAAACAGGCATTCGACAGGATGCTCTCAGACTTCTACTACGGCGAGTCCTTTATGTGGTCACCACTCACCGAGACAGTGCAGACTGCTTATGAGCGGCTTATAGCCGCACAAACGGATGCGGATATAGCGGAAGGGGTTAAGAGCCGAGAAGCTGCAACTACACGGGCAAAAGAGATAGTTGAATCCGTAAAACGTAGCCACACCGACCCCCAGACATTGGGCGAGTATCATGCCTTTATTCGTGAATATGGTATTGGGAAACTAAGTGATGAGCAGTTGGCGAAGTATGATACCCTTTCCACAAGTGCCTCCCTGGAAGCTAAGAAACAGAAGAAACAGCAGCAGGCGGTGGTAAAAGGTGTTGAGACTCCAGCCGATATCAGCACCGAAATAATTGAGACCAAGCACACCAAAAAAGGCACAGACCTCTTTGTTGTACGCCTGAGTGATAGAGTTGAGCGCGATGTTTATAATACCCTGAATTCCACTGCCAAAAGGCTTGGTGGGTATTACTCTTCATTCCGTGGTGCAGGTGCTACCCCTGGGTTTCAGTTCCCCACAAAGTCTTCTGCCGAATCCTTTGTCGCCGCCAGTAAAGGCGAAACCGTCACCTCCGAGAAAGGCCAGAAACCAGAAACCCGCGCCGAGAAGCTCCGTGCTACTGGTCAGGCGATGATTGATCGAGGTGAAGAATCTCTTGGGCGCGACCGCCAACAGAACACCGCCCGCCGCGCAACAATGGCGGCTGGTGCAGAAGCCAACGCAGCTGCCGAGATTGCTATGGGTAGAACCTTGCAGGCCATCGGGCAGCGAATAGAAGAAGGCACCGCCGGAGTGCTGGAGGATATTTCGGCTAGGACAGAAGTTGAGACACTTAATGGCCTGATGCGTCAGGCGATGTACTCTTCAGACCGCTCCAAGACTGGTTTAAACCACGACGAGCGCGAGAAGCTGCGTAACCGACGATTCGATGAATCTGACTCGCGGCAGGTGAAATACCCATACCCAAGTTTCCACGTTGATAATATTCCAAGAATCGCCGGTGAACTAGAGAAGAAGGCTGGCTATAAGCTGCTGGCACAGCACCTGATGAAGCTGCGTAAAGAGGCTCTAGCTAAAAAAGAGAATGACGTGCAGGTGCGCGATCCTAAGTACATCCTTAAGGTCAAGGAAGCTGCGGAGCAATTTGAACATACGATGGGCTGGGTGGCCGAGCAGGGAGTTGCAGACTATCTGCGCGTCCAGCGTCTGGGTCTCACCAACCTTCCATTACTCCGCCAGGCGGTAAGAGAATACGCCAATCTACTCGCGGGCAAACCAAAGGTAGATCCGATAAAAGAGGCTGAGAGAAAACTCGCTGGCGTGAAGTATGATGGATACTTTCCTACCCCGCCAGCCCTTGCTGAACGTATGGCCGAGGAACTTGATATAAAGCCGTCACACCGTGTGCTTGAACCTTCAGCAGGTAAAGGTTCCCTCATCGAAGCTGCTATAGCTGGCGGAGCGCGGGTTGTGAATATCGACGCTTTGGAAGCGGTAGCCGCTCTTCAAGATATACTCCGCCTCAAAGGATTTAATGTTGTGGGTAGAGACTTCCTGGAGCACGAAGGCCAGTACGACCGCATTATAATGAACCCGCCTTTTGAGAATGGTCAGGATATAGAGCACGTCCAGCACGCCTACACCCTTCTTCCTGAGGGCGGTAAGCTGGTTGCGATAATGTCCGAGGGGCCGTTCTTCCGTGGTGATAAAAAAGCCACAAGTTTCAGGGAGTGGCTGGATACTGTCGGCGGCACATCGGAGAAACTACCGGAGGGATCATTCAAAGATAGTGATCGCTCCACCGGGGTGGCCACGCGGCTGGTGGTGATTGAGAAGCCTTCAACAGGCGAGGTGAGGTTCAATAAATCCACCAACGAGAAGATCGACACCACAGGCTTTGTGGCGGACAAGAAAAAGCTCTTCCAGTACGATCCCTCCCAGGAGTTTAATGAGCAGCAGGAAGCTCTCATGGAGGAAGTGGAGAGTCTGGCGCAATCGATCTTTGGTAATAAACTCAACCTGCGCTTCCTTCGTAAAATGGCGACGATGGATAGTGAAGAGGTATTTGGAGCCTACACCAGGGAGAGGTTCTCCAATGCCCTTGCTCACTTTGCCTCAATTTCCCTATCGGATCAAAAGGACGGTAATATCTGGAAGACAATGGGGCATGAAGGCTTGCACTTCCTGAGGTGGACGGGTGCTATTCCCGACCATTTATGGCAGGTACTGGAGCAGAAGGCGAAGTCGGAGTGGATAAAGAATTTCAACATCAAAAAGCGATACGAGAAGCACTTCCGGGATCATGTAAAATCCGACGGGACTAAGCTCACCGAGGCTGAAGTCCAGGAGGCTTTAATCGAGGAGGCTATCGCTGAGGCTTTAGGTGAACACGTTAATGGTAACCGTGCCAAAGGTGCGATTGCTATCCTATTCGATAAGATAAAGCGGTTCTTTGATGGTGCCCGTAGGTGGTTGAACAAGGAGGGATTCCACACAGCCGATGATATTATAGCCAAAATAGGGCGCGGTGAATTCAAACAGGATGGCGGTGTCTCTGCGGTGGTAACGACTGAAGGTGATGAAGACTCCGCAAGTTTCCAGGCGGCGTATCATGGCTCTCCGTACAAATTTGATAAATTCACCCTTGATCACATAGGTGAGGGAGAGGGCGCACAGGCTTACGGCTGGGGGCTGTACTTCGCAGGAAACAAAGAAGTTGCGGAATTCTACAGGAGTAAGCTCGTTAAGGGATTTTATCCAACTATCAGTGAGCTAGAATCCTGGTTCAAACCTGGTCGCGTGATCAAGGGTATGGGTGGCTACGATAAGGTGATCTCTTTCAATAAAGTTGGGAAGGATGACTGGTCTGTTACGGTGATAAGAAGCGACAAGGATGGTAATCCCAGTAAGTTTGAGAAAGAGCGGACTCATCACACCGTTCCGTTGGATGCCGACCTTGACGCATTTTTGGGAGGGAATCGTAAGCCCCGTGGAGAATTGTACAAGGTTGATATACCCGATGATAGCGAGCTCCTTCTTTGGGATAAGCCACTCAGTGAGCAGTCGGAAGCAGTAAAGGCAGCACTAGAAGCGGCTTCTGATCCCGTTGTGTCTGCGCGCATGAGTAAAACACTGGGTAAGCCAGTTTACGCGATAGGAAGTGGGTATTTCGATCTCAACACAAAAGCCCGCAATTTTTACGATGAACTCTCACTTGATATGCACACCAAGCGAACGATGTCCTGGGGTGAGGAGGTGAAAGTTAAAAATGACAAGGCGGTTTCAGAGTTTCTGAATTCTCACGGCATCAAAGGCATTAAGTATCTTGATGGTGCCAGCCGCACTAAAGGCGAAGGCCACCACAATTATGTAATCTTTGACGATGCTGCAATAAAGATCCTAGATACACACTCCAACGCCCAGGACTCCGGGGTGATGTTCCAGCGCGGCGGTGGTAAACTCACTCCGCAGGAGCAGAGGAAGAAGAAATACAGCGAAACAATCAGTGACAAGCGGCAGGAAAGCGCGATAGACAACTCGTTCTCTTATCCTGACGAGAATATCATAGAGACTCTCTTCGACGAGAATAAGTCCATCTTTGACCCAGCTACATTCACCGGCGCGGTAAAGGGGAGTTTTTCTAACTTTAAGCGTAAGCTCCAGGAGCGGATGCAGGGCTTTAAGGATATCCAGACCGCGATTGAGAAGACTATCGGAGAGAAACTTCCTGAATCTGAGAATGTCTACCTCATTGAAGAACTCTACAGCAGCCGGGTTGGTGGCAAGTTTGATGTACTCGAACACAAAGTGAAAGAGCCTATCACAAAGCTCCTGGCGGATATTCAGTCAAAGATCAAAGACAAAGTAACGGACGGCAACGCTATCGACCAGGTGGAAGCCTTTATGATGGCACTGCACGCGCCAGAGCGGAACGCGCACATAGCCGAGAAGAACCCTAAATTTAAGGATGGCGGCGGCTCCGGTATAACCGACGCTGAAGCAGCCGCGATCATCGAAAAGGCAAAGGAGCAACCGTACTTTGAGCAGATGAAGGAAGCGGCGGCGATGGTGCGTAAGATGCTCGATCAATCTCATGAGTTAAGGTATAGCTCCGGGTTGATCTCAAAGGAATCCTACTTTGAAATAAAGGATATGTATAAGAACTACTTCCCGCTACGCGGCTTCCAGGAGGTTATTGGCAAGGACGACAACGACACCGGGCAGAGGCGCGGCAAGGGGTACGATGTACGAGGCGCGGAATACCGGCAGGCTTTCGGACGAAAGTCGCGTGCAGCGAACATCCTCACACACTCTTTCGCCATCGCTGAAGAAGTGATTATCCGCAGCGAGAAGAACCGGGTGGCCAACACTCTCCTCAACCTCGTGCTGAAGTACAAGAATCCCGATGTGTGGGAGGTGAACGAAATGGAGATGAAGCCGGTGGTGAACGCTGAAACCGGCCTCGTGGAATACCGCCCACAGATGGTGAACGACAAGCACCGCCCAGAAGATACCGTGCTCTATGCGAAGCGGAAGGGGAAAGCCTACCGTATTCACCTTAAGGATCATCGCCTGGGTAAGGCCATCCGCAACATGGATATGGACGACTCCGGTGCATTTATCAACATGATGGGTATTGGAAGCCGATGGATCGCTTCAACCAATACCAGATATAACCCAGCTTTTGTGGTAACGAACGCGCAGCGTGACCTTATCGCCGCGTCGATCAACCTTCAGCAATATGATATCCCTGGTCTTTCGACTAAGGTGCTAAAGACTTATCTCAAGGCGGCAGCTGGCGTGTATGGTGGCTTGCATGGTAAGGAAGCCACATACTGGCAGAAGATGCACCAGGAGTTCATTCTGGCTGGTGGTAAGGTGGCATTCAACGATATGGCAAGTATCCGGGACAGACAGAAGAAGCTCTTGAAAGAGATGAAACTACTCCAGGGTGGTGGCGTTAATAACACCCGTCGTGGATTCCGCGCTTTGATCAACTTAGTCGGTGATGCGAATGATACCGTGGAGAACGCGCTTCGCCTAGCAACCTTCGCGGCGGCGCGTGATGCTGGTGTCAGTAGGAACGTCGCTGCATCGATGGCCAAGAATGTGACGGTGAACTTCAATAAGCGCGGCGAGTGGGGGCACACCATAAATTCCCTGTTCCCATTCTTCAACGCTGGTGTACAGGGAACCGCTGTATTATTCAAAGCACTGGAACATCGGCAGGTGCAGAAAGTGGTTATGGGCATAGCTCTACTGGGCTTTGCTATGGATATGCTGAACGCCTTATGGTCGCCGGAAGACGATGACGGTGAGTTGGTCTACGACAAGATCCCTCAATGGGAGAAAGAGTCCAACTTAATATTCATACTGCCAAAAGGTGCAGCTGAATGGGCAAAGGAATACTTCCCGGTCAATAAATACAAAGGCATCGAGTACATAAAGCTCACAAAGCCATACGGCTACCGGGTGTTTGATAACCTTGGCCAGAACGTCGGTGCGGTGATGCGTGGTGCACTAACCCCGATTGAAGGGGTTGTGAATATAGGTAAATCCGTAGCCAACAGCTTCTCTCCGATCGACGGTGGCCAGGGCGCACTGAACTTCATCGCGCCTACTGTACTTGATCCATTGGTGGATGTGGCCCAGAACAAAGACTGGTTCGGCGGTGCTATCGTGCCCGGCGGCGGGTTTTACAGCCCCTTCCCGGACAGCCAGAAGGCCAAAGCCAACACCAGTGGTCTCTCGAAGTGGGCGGCAGAATCGCTAAATGCAATCACCGGCGGCGATAAGGTTACCCCAGGCGCGGTGGATGTATCGCCTGCGGTGCTCGACTACTACTACAGCTTCGTCACCGGTGGTATGGGTCGCTTTATCAAGGACACTGCAATCGCCGCAAACCGCCTTGGAGAGAGGGCGATAGGTAAGCAGATCCCAGAAGATGAAAAACTCACCATAAAGGATATCCCGATAGTCCGCAACCTCATGGGTGCAACCTCTGATTACGCTGATAAAACCAGAGTTCGTGATCGGGTCCAGGAAATATACGACATCAAAAACAGGCTGGAGCAATACATCGAAACCGGCGACACTGCTGGCGCGGCGAAGTACCGTGAGGAGAAAAAGAAAATACTCTTCGTCAAGCAGCAGAATATGTACGATCTAGCGAAAGAGGTGAAGAAGCTCCTCAAGGACGGCGGAGAGGCGCGCTCGATCATTCGCGGGAACACCACACTGAGCGACAAGGAAAAGACCAGGCAACTAAACGAACTGTTTAAGATCGAAGGCGATATCGTAGACAAGTTCAACAACCTCTACAATATCGGGATGGGTCGTACTGCGGATACCACTCGTCCAGGTAAATAATCAATCATTCATTAATCTATAGCGGGTAGGATGTGCGAGTTACATTAGTCATGTGACACGCAAACCTCCCTGATTAGGCTGGTGCCCCGGAAACGGCAAGCACCGGCCACTTTTAAAATAAGGGGTTCATTATGTGGGAAGCAATCAAGCGAGACTTTATATCTCAACGCGCTCTAAAAGAGCGGTTCTGGAACTTCGGGTTCATTCGGGGTGTTTACCTCATCTTCTTCGGCCTTATCCTGCACTTTGACGCTACGCGCGCGCAGCAGGGATACCTTCTTGATTTTGCCAACGACTGGGGATGGTGGCCGGTCTTTGGTGAGGAGCAGGTGATCAAGCACTTAGCGTACTATATAGGCTTCTGGTCTATAGTGGAGGGTGTCCGGCAGGCATTCATGAATTCGGTCAAGGCCAAGGTGGAGTTAAACCAGCTTGTCGAGGAGCGAAAGAAGATCATGGCAGTTGTGGAGAAGAAAGAAAAAGAAGTTGATCTGAATGCGTCATGATTATTGCATTCCTCACCGCGTTCTTGGGGCTTGGTTCCCCAGAACTTCCCCCACCCACTGAAGTAACCTGCCACAAAACCTGCGGCCTATCGGAAGATGGTGTTGACTTCATCCGTCACTTTGAAGGGTACTACCCATACGTTTACAAAGACTCAGCTGGGCTTCCAACTATCGGTATTGGACATTTGATCAAGCCAGGCGAGAAGTTCGACACCCCGATGACGGCGGAGACAGCAAGGAAGCTCTTCCTCCAGGACGCAGCGCACGCCGTTAAATCCCTCAATAAACGCACCTCAGTGAAGCTCCGGCAGACCCAGGCCGATGCTATAATCTCACTCACCTATAACATTGGTGACGGTGGACTAGGGCAATCCTCGGTGCTCAGGTACACCAACCAGCGTAAATTCGAGCAGGCTGCGGCTTCTTTTATTCTCTGGAATAAAGTCACCATCAGTGGAATAAAGGTGCCCGTGCGCGGTCTCAGTCGTCGCCGGGATGCAGAAGCAGTGAAGTATAGGAGTCAGTAGGTGAGCGTTCATTTTTCAAGTAAAACCCCAGAATGGGAAACGCCTCAAGGCTTATTCGATAGCTTGAATGAGACTTATAGTTTTGATCTTGATGTTTGCGCTACATCGGGGAATGCGAAATGCGAAAGATACTTTTCACCTATGGAGAATGGCCTACTTCAAGAATGGGCGGGATCGTGCTGGATGAATCCGCCTTATGGTCGGGGAATAGGTGCCTGGATTAAAAAGGCATACGAATCTGCCCAAGCAGGCGCAACGGTAGTTTGCTTATTGCCTGCCCGCACCGATACTGCCTGGTGGTGGGATTACTGCATGAAGGGCGAGATACTCTTTATAAGAGGCCGCTTGAAATTCGGAGGACATAAAAACTCCGCGCCCTTTCCAAGTGCGATTGTAGTATTTAAAGGAGTCAGTAATGGGTAATATACTTGGGTTTCTCGGTACTTTGAAAGGCGCGCTGATTGCGGCTTCAGTGATTGCGGTTCTGTCAGGATTCACCGGATACAAAATCAAGGCCTGGCTGGTGGATGTGAAAGAAGCCCATGATCTACAGAACGCAGTGGCCGAAAAGACCAAGGGCGACAAAGATACCACCAACAAAATTGCAGTGCTGGAAAGCCAGCTTGCCGCCTTACGCTCCACGAATAGAACCCTAACACGGACACTTGATTATGAAATACAAAAAAGCCCTAATTACCGCACTTGCAAGCCTGATGCTGCCTTCGTGCGGGTCTTACAAGAAGCAGTTACCGGTGATACTCCCCGTTAATGCGGTGACTCCGACACCTAAGCTGGAGGCTATCGCGGACGACGTGGATATGGGCGGGATGGGCCATTACACACTGTATGTAATCGGCCATGATAAAGAGTGTGTAGCTAAACTCCAAACACTCACGGAGTGGGTAGGGAAATACTGTCAGTAGAGTTTTCTTCCACCTCGAATGGAGGGTGGGTTACCCTAGAGAAGATAGAAGGCGCTACCATTTTCCTATACTCCGTGCGTAGAAACCTGCCATTTTCAGACCGGCCTGGCTTTCGTGGTGGCGTTAAAGCCTCAACCACCTCCCGGCACTCCACAATCCCCTTATCAATCCTGGCAGTGATATAAATGTGTTGTGATGGAAATTGAGCCACCATATCACCCTTGATCTTTATCAGAGTAAGGAGTAGGCGCTCAATCTTTTCCTGAATGACCGGGGTGTCCACGGTAGTAGTTCCTTATCTTTGTGAGTTGCTGTAGTTGCTTACATAGCGCGCCGTCTGGCATCTTGAAAGTCCCTAAATCCATTAGATCCAGGATGGTGCAGTCCAGGATGGTGGCTACCTGGAGAAGGTACTCCAGCGGTACACGGCACTGGTACTTCTCCCACGCATGGACGTTTGATGTACTGACCGGTGGCTGAAGATTATCAGCCACCTGCCTCAGGCTAAGCCCCTTCTCCTCCCGCCACATAGCTATATTATAGCTGATCAAACGATCAAATAACGAGGGCGGTGATGTTCTCATATTTTCCCTAAGTTCTTTTTTTATCGAATCTGGTGACGTAGTTCTCACTCCCTTCGGCCCCACCGACAAAGCACATACCAAAACGCCAGCGCGAAGCCCAGGAGTACGATAATATATATGAGCGGGTGGTCGAGGGCCAGCACCGGGATCTCCGTGCCAGCGGTCTTTATTACAGCTTGCTCAAGAAACATCTTTAATCTCCCTCATATTATCGTAGTTTTCTAATGTTTTAAGCCTTGTTCTAGTGATATTCTCCGCTCTGCTTTTGAAGGCCTGGAGAAAACCTTCCTCAGATAACTCCCGCCGGAATACGCCTCGAAGAAGCGCGCCAAGCTCTATATTCAGCATAGGCTTCACCATAGGATAGTCAGCTGTTTCATATATTTTAAGTGCCTCATCCCATATACTTTTACTTAGCATCACTCACCCCTCGATCTTTTCCAACCGTTAAACCCAATCACATACACTTCACGGTACAGTCGTTGGTACCTGTCCTTGGTCAGAACCACTTCCGAAAGGTTATCCAGGAAGCGATCATTGCCATTAACGGAGCGCACCACTGCTACAGCGTGAATCTCTCCAGTGAGCCTTACCTGGGTAATGGCGAGGTCAGTCTGGCAGCCCTCAAATATCCGGCCAAGCAGATCCATCTTAAGGATGGCGTAGTCCTCACAATCACCCTTACCTAGAGCAAGGGTTTGTTGTGGTGTTTGCCAGCGATCCTCATTATCCGGCGTGTAGCGGATGATCTTATTCACCTTTCGGTTTACATAATTCAAGGCCACATCATCCAGATTCCCACGCCCACCGCAGCGATAAATATGCGGTGCTACATCGTGCCACTTGGTGAACATAGTGGTATCCGAGTCGTAGGAAAGAGCGGGGATGACGAGCCAGAGTGGGTTCACAATTTCCTCGACTTCGGCTTAGGTGGAGCGTACCACCGGTCTACCAGAGCCTCACCAGTGCGCTTCCGGCACCACTCTTGGAGTTTGTCTACAGCGAGCTTCAGAAACTCCTCTGCGGTCTCCATTTTGGTTAGCTGGCCTTTATTCTTGACGGCGTGGAAGTACATAACGTCATCCACGATTATTTTTACGCATATTCCATATCTCATCCAGGGGGTTTCTGCGCTTGCCCATATCTCATCCACCTTGAAGGCTACGTTTTCAGGGGGGTTCATTCCCCGCTTCACGCGATGCTCAATGTAATTCCCAATCCTTGTCTGGAACTTCTCTTTAGAGGTCATGGCTTTAATCTCCCCTGCTCCGATAATACATTCACAACCTCGCACACCGACATAACGATAGCCCGCTCCATCGAGGGGTCCGATATCACCCGTGCCTTCATCTGCCCCATTTCGGTGATAAAAACGCCGCTCCAGGACATATCCACCGGGTCGAACACCAGCTTAAACATCAGCTTATAGGTCTGGCAAAACTCCGCCACCGCAGCGGACACGTCCCGAATACTATCCAAAGCAAACCCCTTACCGGTGGTGTAGTGCTGGAATAACGACTGCATCTCCCAATAGCGTTTGTCGGGTCTTTTATATATTGCATCCGGCGCGGCCATAACTACAATCCAAAGTCCTTTCTATGTTAGCAGCGCACCCACCAGGTTCAGCCCTTGGTGGGGGTTTTTGCTTATATCCCCTGCGAAGGGGAATTTCTGAGTAAACGAATTCTGTCCTCTATCGCCATTTCTACGATCTCCACGTCCTGGCTACTGATTTGGTGTTTCCAGTTACGGATGGAAAAGTACAATTCCATCAACCAAGTGAGTTCAGATTCGTCGATTACTTCCGATCTTGGCTCCGGTACCTTAGAAGTTTCTGAGGCAGGTTGGTTGATTCCGTAATCAAACGTTAACCGCTCCACCACCTCCTCAACTTTATCATCACACTTAAGTTGCGGGCTCTCTATCAATAGACGCTTCACTTGATCGAGAGTGTAGAGCTTCCGGTTTCCTGCCTTCTGTTTTGGTTTGATACCTAATAAAGACAAACCCCTTGAGACACTTGAGGCAGTCATTCCTATCGCGTTTGCGATCTCAGTTTGGGTATATCCGACCATAGCCACTAACTCCTCGCCATCATCCTGGGTGAGTTCATCACGTAGTTCACTTGCTAATGGCGGTAGATCCGTGATCACCTCAATGAAATCCTCCTGCTGCCCTTCAGTGAGTGAATCAGTTACAATACCACTTCGCGCGTTCACTGTGAATTTTTGGCCTTTCCACCCACCAGCGGTTACCCTCACGGTGGCGACCTCGCCAAATGACGGCCCATGCACATACTCCACTATACAGGGCGTATCCTCGTGCCGTAACTTACCTATCACCCCTACTCTTAGAGGTTCACCTTCCAGCCAATTCTTTATCATAATCTACTCCACGTTTTTGATTAAGGGTGTTCCGCCTCACACTCAATGGCGTGGGCTTGCTCGATGATCTTGATGGCTTCCTTTTTGTCGGACTTCAGTAAGGCCCCAAAAAGCTCCTTGTTTGCTTCAATGGTCTCTGTCCGCTCCTTCCGGCTGTCGGTAGAGGCGAGTACATTCAGAAGCTCCTGGCCAGCTTCCACTGCATTATCGAACGTCATTAGGTTCTGCATTTCCTCGGCGGGCATGAATGGAATAGCTAACTGGCCACTCCACTCACCCATCCCGCCTGGTTTCTCCTCCTCATTTGAGGTCGAAGAAACTGACATATCCCCACCATCAGACGGAATATCGTTGGTTTCAACTACAGTAGCCTCACCGTCTACGGTCTTGCCCTCCTTGGCTTCCCGCTCGGCTTTTAGCGCATCATCCCAGGCTTTGCCCTTCTCTTGATCGGCGGGTTTCTGGTTGAGGTCGTAGCTCTCGTTGTCAATAGCGTCCAGGGAAGCCACCACAGAGGCGAAAGGTATCTTGGTGGAGCGGCGCACTACCGTCTTGATGATTTGCTCTGAGAGCCACTCATTCCAGACGCTATCGGTGCGGGCTTTGGAGCGGATCTTATTGATATCCTCCGTGGATATCCTTTCCAGCTTGGCGTAGTACCTTCCGCCCTTAGTGTAGCTCAGGTAACAGTAAGCTCCGATCAGCCTAGCTTTGTAATCGACACCTTGTGGGAACGGGGTGTTGACGTTGTGGTGGTAACTGTCAACTCCATTTTCTCTACTTACAGAGAACTCTTCCCCCTCAAATACCATACCCACCTGAAAGTCAGCGGTAGAGTTGAACTCACACACCCGGTTGATATACCCTTTGTATCCTGGAGTGAACCGCGCCTCAAATTTCTCGCGCACCAAGTACGCAAGCCCGCGACCGTCAATGGGAATCCCGTGCTGGATACTGTCTCTGATCGCATTAGCGATACTGCGCGGCGTGCAATCCCATAGCGCCACCCCACTCTTCTTATCGCGGTCGGACTTCTGGAGGATGGAGACCACCCCGGAAATACAGGCTTCAACGGTGCCTTGGCGATCTTTCCCCACAATCTTCAATATCCGTGAGATAGTGCCGTCGGCCAGTAGGAACTTGTGAATAGCCGCTATCGCGTCTTCCTTCTTCACCGTCGCATCGAACGACCTTTTGTTGTCCTGCGCCTGGTTCTCTTCCCTGCGCGCTTTCTCTTCGGGAGTTTCCGGCTTATACTTTGGTTTGGCGTTCATGATTATCCCCTGAAGCGGCTTAATACAACGTGATCGTCCTGCGGCATCCAATCTTTGTCAGTGCCGTATTGTTTCATGCAGCGCAGGTACTCCGCTTGGGCGTGGCGGATAATACCAGCAGCTTCCGCTCTGTCTTCGTCATCGATCTCAGCGGCAGTCACTGCGTGTGGAAACCTGGAAAGCTGGAACACAAACTTTACCGGCAGGTAGGTGTCTGAGGCCAGGTAGGTTTTGACAAATTCCTTATCAAAAGAGCCGTACACCCCAGCTTCTTTCTTCTTTATCGCCTCCCTCAAGGTAGTAAACCCGTCGGCGTACAGAGCGTCCTGAACGTGGTAGCCGTACTGCTTTACTTCCCGGTAAAGGGCTTGGTTGGAAAGCCCCCGGCTGGTGGTCTTGTAGTCAGTCACTCCGAAGGACTTCATGTAGTCCGCCTTGCTCCGCATCATCAAGCCGCTGTCTTTATCCCGCCACACCATCACCACTTCGGGCGCACCGTACTGGAATAGTTGGTGGATCTTCGGGCTGCGCTTTAGAATCTCGATGCTGTCCACCATTTTGTCGTAGTCAGGCCGCTTTATCATTTCCGCGCCCTTCTTCCACGGCTCACCCGGCTGCACGGTGTACCGCTCTTTGAATTGTTCCGGCTGGAGGAATAGAGTATGGAAGGCCGTCCCCTCCCTCATCGCTGGCGTGGGCTTCTTTAGTCTGCGCTTCGGTGACATCCAGCTTGCGTACCAGTATTCCGCCGGTGATTCAGCCAGAGCCAGAATATCGGTGCGAGAGAGCGCTGGATCGTTGAAATAAAGCTCATCCCGCAAGCCGAAGTATAACCCAGCCTTTAGCGGCTTCCCGTCCTTGGTAAAGGGATTTTCTGGCTCACTCATCACGACCTCAGGAGATCGAGGTACTTCGGGAGTTTATCCTTCCACTTCTCACTAATTTCAAGGATCACGCCCTCAATACTCCCACTACGCGGCCATGACACCTTCACCTCTACAACATCAGCGGTGGTGCCATTAGCCACTTTATTCCCGATCTTGTGTAGCGCGGCTTCAGCAGCGATCTTAAAAAGGGTATCGGTAGGCGGCACCGTACCCTCACCATCATTCACCTCTATCATCTCCTCCACCTGCGCTTTGGTGAAGATGAGAAATCTGTGCTTCAGAGAATTGTGGGAGATTGTATTATTGGTCATTTGCTGCCTGCCATTTAAAAGTTTTCCACCATCTTTGTAAATAATTGCATTCCTAACGAATAACAAGTAGAAAATTTTCTGTGGATATATTGTAAATCATCAACACCTTAAAAGAGGAATCTACCATGCCAAATACAATCCCAGAAGATAACGACGATGACTTTGTGAGTGGAGACCTTCCATCAGTCACCCCGCCCCTGCCAGAAGGCGCAGGAGAAGGAGAAGGCGGCACCGTGATCAGTAAGGTTACCCATCAGTCAGATGCTACCCTGTTGAAGCTCCAGGAGGATTCTCCCGCCGGTACTCATGCCGTCATCAGGAAGGCTATAGCGGAGATTGAGGGTTACATCCTACAGAGGAAAGCCATTAACGCTTCCATTAAAGCTGTGTTCAATAAACTGAAAGAGCACAAGATCGATGCCGGTCCAGTGAAGTTCGTGATCAAGCAGCGTGCGCTGGAACTCGAATACCGGAACGCATTTGATATGACTGTGCGCCTGGTGCGGAATGCTCTTGGCGAGGCTCAACTGTGGTTGCTTGGCGATGATAAGAAAGACCCTGATAGCAACGTGGAGCCACTCCCAGAAAAGGCGAAAAAGTCTAAAGGTAAGATCCTTGGTGCTGCTACTGGTAATCCAGAAGCGAAGAAGGCGGCACTAGCGAAGGGTAAAGGTAGGGCTGTAAAGCTCTCCCAGTTCGCCTCTCGCGCTCACTAAATGACACTGATACCGACCAGGACGATCTCACTGGATATCGGCACTCACCTCGGTTGGGCTGAAGCCCTTGACGGTGTGATTGTCCGGTCGGGCACGATACTCGTAAAAGACACCAACGATCGGTGGGGAAAGGCCATGGTGAACCTATGGGACTTCCTCACCCGCCTGGTCTACGACTCCGACCGTGCGAACTACACCCTGGAATTCGCATACGAAATAGTCAACTTCCACAAAAGCGTACACTCTGCTCACGCCTACGGGCGTATTCTCGGCCAGATAGAGAAGTTCACTGAGGTAGGCGGCTGGGCGTTCACCAGTTATAATGTAGGAAAGATTAAGCAGATATTTACCGGTCGCGGTAATGCTAAGAAACTCGATATCTGCCAGCGGTGCCACGAGTTAGGGTGGCAGGGCGGTAAGGTCGGGACTGATAACGATAACGACGAGGCCGACGCGGTGGCCATCTTGTTTGTTCACCTCGAAGCGCGCAACGAAACCGCTACTTTCGCAGAGGAACAAAAGCATGACTACGAGTGGGGAAGGTCAAAGCCTGGAGGCCTCGAAGCCTACGGCGGTACTTGGTAAACTAACATTCGCATTCCCGGACAATCTCGTGATGTCCATGACTTCCCACGCTGAGGACGGAGTTAAATACGTCACCATCAACTTCGTACCCGCTTCAGGTGCACCACCTGAGGATAACCTGAAAAATTAGCGAAGATGATGCTTGAGTTGTCATAATTTAATGTTAAATTCCTCCACATGAAGGGCGAGTCGGATTGCTGCCGATGGCCAAAAGCCTCTAGGAATGTTATAGCTGTTTTGTTCATCCACGTTCAATGCACCTTCCTGGCACCTAGATCGCCCTTCTACAAATTAAACGTGGAATCAAAAACGTGGAGATCACATGATAAAACTTACCTTAGCCCAATACCGCACTCTTACGCGCACCGAGAAGAACAGCTACATCGATCGCGCGATCTTTGATAAACCCCCTTCCGGTGTAGATTACGCTGTCCAGGTAGCCACCGCCATGACACTCCTACGGGATCTCCATGATAAGGCGACTGAACGCCCAGGGCAGCGACGAGAGCAGTGGATGAGCCTTGTCCGCTACCTCTTCAACCCCTTTGAGAGGAACTCGCGTGTATCGCGTCTGGAGCAGGCTTTCACTAAAAACCCCGCCTCCATAGCGGCTGTAATCTTCGAGGCGTACCTGATTGTGACGGAAGGAGTGATTAACAATGGATAATATTCCCGGAGTTATCCACAGTCACGATATTTTAAAATCTCTTTTGAGCGAAAATATCTTCCAGAAGCGCGGAGATTGGTTGGCCGCGTACATAGATTTTATTGTTCTAGCATCGCCGGATGGTAGGCTTGAGGTGTCGAGTGCAAAGATGAAATATATATGGGAGAGGTGGGGCCTCACTCATAAAATGACCTACAAACTCTTCACGGATTTAATAGAAAATAAATTACTAACGGTAGTTAGTAAAAAAAGCCGTAATGGAGTATGGGTGTTAATAATTCCCGAAATATATCGAGGAAAGAAAATATCCGAAGTAGGAATAAACAAAACACAACCACTTCCGCGCTCCGCCTCGAATATGAACGGAGGCGTATATAACACGGAACAAAGCGGCGGTAAACCAGGTGGCTACTCCAAATCTCAAAAACCCTCTAAGAGCCGCACCACTCCTAAGGTTGAACTGATAGTTAATGAGGAACCACCCGCGCGACCCCCCTCAAGCCCGCAGAAACTGGTAGATGAATTCTTGGTGTTATTCACAGGTTTACCAACAGACTTATCCCCTACTAAGGTATTGAAAGAGGGGGGGAGTAAGAGGGGGGGAGTCTTCTTCGGAGAGAATAACCTTCCTACAGAGATAGATGGAACTGAGGTAGAAGATCTACAACAACCTAAAATTAAAAATAAAAAATCCAAATACGAGTTCGTACATCCAGAGACCGGTCAAACAAGATTTCTGATGCACCCGCCGCAGGAGTACCAATTCATCGGCAAGAAAATAAATATTTTATATCGTGACTACATGGAAAACTTCGTGCAAGTTTACCCATACTTTGAACGTGGGGACCAGATGATGCAGTTTATAAAATGGTTTGACGACCAGCTAACCAAGCGGCCAGAAGACAAGCAAAAGAACTGGTGGAATGAGCTTCACGCGATTTTGAAAAAGAAGAACATGGCGGCGTTTTCCGACCATGGTTGAATCAAAAAAATATAACGCGGGGACTTCATGCCTTTGGCTCTCGAACTTCAAGAACTCGGTATCCAACTCAATTCCACAGGGTACGGCTCCCATAAATCCAAATGCCCAAAGTGCTGGGAAAGCCGGAAGAATAAGGCGGACGAGAGTCTTTACGTCAACATCAAGATCGAGGACAACAAGGATCGCGCTGCTGTTCGCTGCTACAACTGCGGCTGGACTGCTGCGGTGCCTAAGGTCTTTCAAGCTACCACCAAATCTGCACCCAAGAAAGTCGCTCAGAAGCCCTACAAGAAGCCGGAGTACGTTCCGCCTACTGGAATGGCACAAGTTGCTCTGGATTGGTTCCAGGAGCGCGCTATACCGCCTGCAATCGTGGCCAAGAACAAAATTAAGTATGACACTGCCACCAAAGAAATCCAGTTCCCGTATTTCAGCCCCACTGGCGAAGTGGTCAACATCAAGTATCGCAAGCTGGACGAGAAGAAGTTCCGAATGTTCGCAGGGGGGAAGCTGATGCTTTATGGGCTTCAGAACCTAAATCCCGACTACGGAACGTGCATTCTCACGGAAGGTGAAAATGATGCTCTAGCCCTTCAGGCCTGCGGCTTCGAGAATGTGTTCTCCGTGCCCAACGGTGCAGCGGTTACTGACGGCGATAGCGCACCTAAATTGGAATACTTGGCGAACAGCGAGGATATGCTGAAGGGCTTCAACAAGATCTTCCTTTGCTGCGATATGGATGAAGCCGGGCAGTCTCTGGAGTATGAGCTTGCACGCCGCCTGGGTTTTGGTCGTTGTCTACGGGTAGAGCTTCCCCTCAAGGATGCCAACGAGGTTCTTATGAAGCGCGGTGTCGATGAACTTTGCGCGTACATCCATGAAGCCCAGCCCTTTCCTTTGAGCGGAATCAGTACCTGGGCGGATCTGGAGCGTGATGTATTCGCGTTCTACGACGGCGGCGCGCGGCCTGGTCATCCCACCGGCTGGGACAACGTGGACAACTACTACACCGTCCGCGAAGGTGAGCTTACGGTGGTCACCGGCGTACCGAGTTCGGGTAAATCGGAATTCATTGACGCGCTACTGGTCAACCTCGCAAAGTCTCAAGGCTGGTGCTTTGGTATCTTCTCCCCGGAGAATATGCCGCTTACCGAGCATATCTCGAAACTATGCTCCAAGTACCTGGAAAAGCCGTACACCAAGAGTTCGTACACGCGATTCACCCGCACAGATCTCGCTGAGGCAATGGCATGGGGGCACAGCCACTTCTACCACATCATCCAGCAACAGGTGGAAGACAAGGCCACCATCGAATGGATACTGGAGAAAGCCCAGGGGCTGGTCTACCGCTATGGAATCAAGGGACTGGTCATCGACCCTTACAACGAGATCGAGCACAACCGGAAGGGCGGCCAGAGCGAGACTGAGTACATTTCCGAGATGCTGGCCAAGGTGAAGCGGTTCGCGCGCAGTTTGGATATCCACGTCTGGGTGATCGCCCACCCGGCCAAACCAAATCACGTTAAGAACACCAAGAACTGGGTGCCGAACCTTTACGATATCTCCGGTGGTGCAAACTGGCGCAACAAGTGCGATGCCGGTATCATCATCCACCGGAACGAGAAGAGCGACAACGACCGTGAAGTGAGGGTTATTATCGACAAGATTCGCTTCCGCCAAGTTGGTAAGCGTGGAGAAACTAAGCTGTACTACGACCCCTACACCGGCGTTTACAAGGTGCCCGCTGATGAGGGTGTAGTCCGCGACTTTTATGAACCGCAGGAGGATTGATATGGCCGACCCAAAAAAGGAATTCACCGAAGGAACCACATGGAGCGACGGTAATGGCCTACTGACCATCACCGCTCCACCGGACGAGAAAGGGTTCGCGTCGTACACCAGGACTGGAAAGTTCCAGGTAGACAGCCCTTATGGTAAAAAACTTAAACCGTTCAAAAGAAAGGACTAAAACGTGGATAAATTACTACAGCACGTCCGGGCGAAAATCGACCTTCTAAAGATCAAGGAAGGCCGGATTACCACCGCTGCAATGGAGGCGGAACTGAAGCTACCAAAGGCGGAGATCGAGAGGATGCTCACCAAGCTAGGGTATGAGGAGATCTACATAAAAGCGAGTCCCAGGATAGTTCACAGAATTTGGGTGCCAATCACCCAGGAAAGGCAGGCAGCAAGTGTCAAACGATAACGTGAGGAGCCTCAGCAGCGCGCAGCAGCACCGAAAAAAGGAGTCCTTACTCCAAGTCATCCGCGCTATGGGTGCAACCGAGGTAACGGTGACTGACAAACCAACAAAAGAGGGCGACCGCGATATCCGTAGTCGCCGGATCGAGATGCAACTGAAGAATCGGGAGCGACTCTGATGACAGTTGATAACGTAAATCACCCCAAGCACTACAACGCCCATCCTTCCGGTATCGAGTGTATCGAAGTGGTGGAGCACATGAACTTTAACCTTGGTAATGCCATCAAGTATTTATGGCGCACCGACCATAAGAATGGGGTTGAAGACCTCGAAAAAGCGATCTGGTACATCACCCGTGAAATCAAAAGGATCACAAAAAATGCAGAAGATAGACGTTCTTGACCACGGCTTTGTCCGTCTAGTGGATAGTATGGGAAGCGATCTCAGCGTAGTGCGCGGTGAACAAGCCACCAACAATAAGCAGGGGCGGCAAGTTGGTGGCTGTATTGAGCAGCGTCAGGTTGACGTGAACCAATATTTTAAGACGTGCCGTGCATCGTTCCTCACCTATAAAGTCCTTCTGGACGCTGGCTGGCCGCGAGAACTTGCCCGTTCCGTTCTACCGGTCAGCACCTACTCGCATATGTTCTGTACGGTAAACCTCCTGAACCTACTTAAATTCCTGACGCTCCGATGTGATGCCCCCGCCCAGTACGAGATTCGCGTCTACGCCGATGCGATGCGAGAACTGATCCGCCCTGTCGTTCCGGTTTGCCTTGAAGCGTGGGAGGCCGGGAATGGTTAGCACAACCTTTGGTGCTGGTGGTAACTACGTTCAACCGCCACCGCTTGATGAAACGATCATCACCGATCCTGCTGGCTACTCAGTAGCGGCTTGGCAGTTAGAGCGGAAAAGAAAGGATTATCTGGATGTATTTAACCGTTGGAATCGGTGGAGGCGGTTAGCCCCAATGTACGGGATATCCGATGATGTCTTTAGCGGAATATTAGACAGCGTTGAATTACTTGAGGGCTATCCCACGAGGTGGTCGATTACCAGTATAACAAACACCCAGATGCGGAATGAGGCGCGGATAGAGAAATCCTATTGCTGGTATGTTGCTTATGAACACAAATACCGCGTAATGCTGATTGCTATCTCATCAAGAATAAGGGCCGCCCAGGATGATTATTTATCAGATTGTGAGAGAATATTCTTAGAAACACACGGATGATTATGGCTAAATCCAACAACAGCAATGACGGGGGCGCGGGGTGAGTGATAAATTAGCCTCTAAATGCGCTCATTGGAAAGATGGCAGATGCGAATCATGTGGGGTTCCGTGGCAGTTCTTTGAGGTATCACCTACCTATAAATGCAAGTATTTCAAACCACAAATCGAGGCCACCGATGAATAACCTAATTAAAGGGGTATAGGATGGGTAAAGTAGTTAAACTTCCAAATCTTATGACGAGGCACGATATATCCGCGCCGTCTATGCTTCGTGAGATCGCAAAAGAGAAGCCAAAGCACTGCTTTGTTATCTGTTGGCCGGAAGATGGGAGTATGCCGACCTATCACTCAACTACTAGCGATATGCCTACAGTGCTGATGAGGCTTAGAGAGTTTGAACATAAGTATTTCGATGGAGATTTCACATGACAAATAAACTAACAGGCGATGCGTTGAAGGCGGAGATTGAGCGGTTGCGGAATATGCCATGCACCACATTTCCAAGCGATTACGAAGCAGGGTTATGGCAAATAATTGACTCCCTCCTCGCTGAGAACGAACGCCAAGCGCGGGTAATTGAGGGATTCAGGGGGCATCTACAATTCATACATAGCAAGGTATATTGTATAGATGGCAATGGCCAGTTGGATAGAGCTTTTATCGAAGAAACATTTGCCGCAATTAAAGAAGCTCTAGCAGCAATCGAATCCGAATCTAAACCACAAACTGAAGGGTAAGGGTAATGGTCAAACCATTATTCATACCATTGAAAGCTAAATACTACGAAGCCTTCCTAAGTGGTGTGAAGGATACTGAGTATCGGGCTTTTGGTAAAAGGTGGAACCACAAAACCTGCTACGCTGGTAGGGCGGTAGTTTTGTCGAAAGGATATGGTAAAGGCAATCGAATCAACGCCATTATCTCAAGTGCCTCAATCGGAATTCCTGGTGAGGAGTTTAAAGAAATTTACGGCGCGGGCATTCCGGTACTTGAAATAAAATTAATTGATTTAATACCTCAAAAACCAAACAAACCAGATGGGGATGGGTGATGGGATGGATTAGCGAGGAATCCGAAAGGCACTTAGAGCAATGCCGCAAAGAGCAATACGAACTAACTAAATATATTATTGAGGCAAAACAAAGGAACAACCCCCATGAATAAAATCAACAACATCGAGAGCAAGAGGGGGGCGGGATGGTAGCTCTTAACTTCCAGCCGATATTTGAAGGGGATATAGTAGCAGGGCGGAAACGCAGCACTATACGAAGAACCATGCGCTGTAAGATTGGTGATAAATTACAATTCTACATAGCGCAGAGGACAGAGGATTGTAGGAAAATCGGAGAAGGCATTTGCATAGGTATTGCGGATATTACAGTGAATCTATCAGATGGAACGCCGTGGGCAGTCGAGGGAAGAATCGGAAATGTGTTTGTGACGAAGCGGCTGGCTAACCAAGAAGGCTTTATGAACGAGAAGGATTTTTGTGATTTTTTTAAATACAAGTATGGGCATAAACCATTCAGGGGATATATGCACACTTGGGAATTATTCAACCCCCAGCCAGCAAAGGACGTGTGATGAGAGAGGGTGTAATATATATTCAGGGTTACAATGCAGAACCTGCATTTAAAGAAAATGATGGTAGGGCACTTCATTTAGAAGACCTGCGTTTAAAACTTACGGCAAAACATGGAGGCCAGCAAGTTTCCATACAATTAGGTGAAAATGAAGTGCTTATAGATATTAATACCCTTCGGAACGCATTAGTTGACATGAATAGATACGGGTTAGGATTGCCCGTTGTACCTCTTAAGCAGAAGGACACACGATGACCCCTAGCAAAGAAATAACTGAGATGCGGGCGGCGTTTGAAGCTGAATTGCTCAAAAAATATGACAGAAAACCAAGGCTTTATGCGAACGGAAAATACTATGGAAGTATCGAAACTTCATTTGAATACTTCCAAGCCGGAGCAGCCTATCAAGCAGCGCAGCAAAATGAATCCATAAATATGGCATCACTGCGTTTGGCTATGGATTATTTATCCGGTGCAATGCGGGTTTTGAAGAAGCCATCTATCTTCCTAACGAGCGGCGGGAATATCCGTGCAGAATGGCAGATGGATAAGGGTAAATTTCTCGGTGTTGAGTTTGTTGCCCAACCTGAACATTTCGATGTTGTGCTTTTCTCGCCATCAGGAAACTTAACCAAGATATGCACTTCGGAAGAAGTGAGCGAGATAGTAGAGCAACACGATTGGCTTAAAGCAGCGCAGCCGGTGCAGGTGAGCGATATAGAGAGGGGCGCAAAAGCTGCCTATGAGTACGAAGTATGTGAAGATGCAAAAGCTCCAGCTTGGGAGTATTATATGGGTAAGCAAGCCTATCGAGATTTAGTGTCCGCCGCACTCACAGCAATTCAAGCAAACAAGGAGAATCGGGGATGAAAATTGACCCATTATATTATGTGTATCTCAACATCATTTTCGCAACTGACTCTATTCCTCATTTGCAAGTCTGGGATGAAATTAAGAAACAGCATATTTACACCGCACTCAAAAACAGCGCACATGGAGGGGTGAATGGCGCATAATTTTCGCGTTCTCAATGATCAATGTCCAAGGTGCGGTGATAGACTAATCTGGAACCACAAGGGGGTTGAATGCGGGGCTATGTATTGCAATTATTTGCAAAGCGGTTCACCTCCTTTAGTACCTGAAATTAAACGTAAACCCCACCACAGAGAAAGGACTGACCATGGAGGACGATAAGCGACAGATTATAATGGGAATTGATCCTGCAAGGCCAGGCAGTGACAGGAGTGGGGTATTGTTGGATTTCAAGACTTATGAGGATATAGCCCACCGCGCCGCTCTCTGGGACGCGCTACAGAAAGTGGTGGTGGATGATGGGTTATCCAGCCACCTAAACGACTGTACGGCTACATGGTTAGCTATAGAATCTGAGCAATGGCAAGCCGTGATTACTTATCTCATCGCCCGCGCAGAGAAGGAGGTGTCGGATGGTGGAATTTGATGAAACCTGGTTACGGAATGAAAATGCTAAATGGCGTGCAAACCCCGATAACGCTTATAGCGATAAAGACCGGGTCTGGCTCGAAAGGTATCTCCAAGCCCTCCGCGATGTTCTAGATCATCATGAGCCGGTTAAGCAGAGCCATACAGTAACTATGTCTGACGAAGTAATTATACAAGGCCAGACGTTTAAGAAAGGCGATGAGATTATATTAGATGTGGCGACTGGGAAGGTTTCTAAACAACAACCCGACAAGCTGGCGGAGATGATTGATGAGCACGAGCGAAATCTAATTAAGTGGGCTGGCTGCCTTCCTGTTCCACCAGAGATACTTCTCACCCCGGTATTAATACCGAGAGAAATCAACCGTCGTATCATGGAGTTGGAGAAGTGACGACGAAAGCCGAAAAAGAGCATCTTTCTAGGGTAGCCGCACTGGGCTGCATCGTGTGTAAGCGCGCAGGGTATGGCTACAGTGAAGCACAGATCCACCACCTCAAGGACGGCCACGGCAGCACTCGCGCCAGTCATTTTGAGACAATTCCTTTGTGCTACAAGCACCACCTTGGTGGTGGTCCTGGTGTGGCTTTCCATTCTGGTAAACAAACATGGGAAGGTAAATACGGGACTCAGAGAGATCTTTTGGCAATCATAATGAAGGAGTTGAGTTCGTTTTGAAAGTCCTTAAGTTACATCGCCTACCGCTACCCTCCAAGGAGTGCTTGGAATTTCTAGCGAATGAAGTTGGTGGCGGGTATGGCCTGATGAAGATAAAACTAATGACGCGCAAGGAGCTTGAAGAATATTATGGGCCACAACTATCCAAGAAGGCCATTAAACAGCCTCAGGCTGCACTTTGCGCTTCGGATAAACGTAGTGATACTTCTGCATCCCGTAGAAGTCACCTAGCCGATCCAGTACCTCCCTCAGACGAGCCATAGACTGGTTGGTGCTCTCGTAGTACGGTATAGTGATATCCTTCATGAATAACCCGAAGCAGCAAACGCTGATCGCAATCTCAATAGAGATATCATCCGCCAGGAACTTCATTGCTTTAGTGAGTCTCTGCCGGGCATCTTCCTGGGTGTCACTGAGTCCCACACCACTTTGAGCGCAATCCACCTTCTCACGAGCGTAAGAGGCTACACCATACCTGAGGTAGCAGCCCTTGTCGAAATCACGCTGTAGCGCGTTCCCAGCGTCTTTTTGTCTTTGGTTGATTAAAGGCCTGTCCTTCTGCCTCTTCCGGTAGTAGAAGTCCAGGGGGTGACTATACACCCTGACCGCCTTCGTGCCGTAGTTGTCTGTCTCCTCTACAGCAAACTCGAATCTCTTTCGTAATTCCGGGGTTCCAAAGTCGAACTTCAGTTTGGGCTTCACATCACCTTTGCCCGCGCCCACCGTATTTCTCATATTCCACCACCCTTTAAGGTTTTATCAACTATAAACCTTAATGTTTGATGAATTATTACCCTGCGTATTACAGTGCATTCCGTATTGACTTCTCACGGAATAGCGAGGAGACTCCCCCCATGATGATAGTATTGATTACAAAAAACACTTTAACCGAATGGAGAAAATTCATGTCTGAATATGGCGATAAGTTCCTTGCTGCGCTTGAGAAGGTTGCTGCTGGTGGTCCAGGTGATCCTTCAATAAAGGCAGATATTGCAAAGCTGCTTGAAGCACAAACCGCTCTGATCGAGCGTGCCAATAACAACGACCTAACCGATGCTGAGCAGAAAGCTGCTATCCTGGAACTCCAGGAGACCAACCTAGCTTTCGTAAATAAACTTGCGGTGTCTACTCCGCCTACTACCTAAAGTATGTCGCTGGGTACTCACCCCCAGCGACTCCCCCTTCTTCCGGTCGTAGTTCCATAAATTATCCACAGGGGGCTTGCGGAAGTAAAAAAATCATACTATGGTTGAAAGTACAGCAAACAACTAAAACGTGGAGTTCATCATGCGACATCTAAACCTACAACAGAATGGCCGTAGCCTCTTGCCAGTGCAGAAGGTTGGCTACCGTACTGAGTGCGATAATGACGAGGAAGCCTATTACAAGGCTGGCCGCCTTGAAGCTAATCTCGCTTTCGAGCAGGCGGTGGCTTCCAGGCGATTGTCAGATAAACCTTCCGACGCGAACTACCTTGGGAATTATATGTACATGGGCAAGGGTGCGAACGGCAGAAGCCTGTTCAAGCACATCCTCACCCGTAAATATCTCGATTAGTACAACCCATAATCCAAAGGATCAAAATTATGACTTACACACTCGAAGCATCAGAGGAAGGCACGTTAGTTTTGGAGGGCGAAGAAATAGTTGCAACTATAGTTGGTAGTACGCCTGAGTTTCTAATATTTATCGCTGGTGAGACCGCCGCCCGCGCACTGCTGGCAGCGATTGAGGTGCTACCATGAAGCACTTTCTCACCGGCGCACTTGCCATCGTGGTCCTCGCCAATCTCGCTGTCGGCTACTTCAACATCAGAATGCTCTACAACCAGCAGCACTTCGTATTCCTCAAGGCCGACGCTGCGTGTAATCTCGTAGATCATCAAACCAGTGAATACCTGGAAGTCACCGCTGACTTTCCGGCACCACTACCAACCAGGAAGGGTAAGTAATATGACAGGTATATACCACATCCATGCGGGTAATGAGTTCCAGCGTGCTACCGTAGCAGAGGATCTTTTTACTATTACGGTGTCAAATCATATTGATGATTACCGTAAAAAGACTTCGTTCATCCTGCACTTCGCCTGGCGGTGTGGAATAGTTGAGGAATTTGAGTTCACTGATCGTGAGGAGCGAGATCTAATCTTTAACTACGCTCTAAATGCCTGGAGGGAGGCAAAACTAGGGGCTGTAGCGTGCCTCGCTATCCCAGATGGTATATTCACCCACCAGTACCTACAGAGGGGTTCTGCCCGTGAATAAGCTGCACATAACAATCCGTGGCGATAAGGGGTCCACCTTCTCTAAGGTGAAGGATATAGAATACCCACTGGATGGGATGCGTTTTGTTAATGAACTCACAGAGCGTGTCTACTGGTTCTTTTATGGAAGCGAAAAGCCTTATATCCATATTGATCTCCCAAAGGACGATCGGGAACTACCGCCCCCAGAAGAGAATATAAACCTCATATCCCTCTCGTGGCGTGCCGATGATTAAATACTACCGCATCTTCAACGATGGCATCACCAACCACTTCCGTATCGGTAGCAGGATGGTAATCGGCCACATCGTTGACCAGAATGTGTGGGTAGTAGAGCCTACCACCCTGGATTATGGCCACATCACCATTCACCAGTGGAAGGCACTCAACCCGCAGGCAATAAAACACGATCCCGTGGCGCTGCTTAACACTATCGAAAGAAATCTAAAGCATAGTCGTCAGGTGAGCTTCATCGTCTGGTGTCGTGATCAACTAATGTTAGAGGTAAACCATGCTAAGACATTTAAAACAGCTAAGTAAAGACGAGCAGTACGCGCTGGTAATGATGCTGCTTTCAATCACGGTTGTCATCATCACCCAAGTGGCGCTCATTCACCTCGAACAAGGAATGGCGTGCATACCATGCTAGTAATCGACGACAGAATCACCGGAGAGCACACAGCTGCGTATCCTTACGCTTCGATCAACAGGATATTCCCTACTATCGGCATCGTGACTAGGACTGGCCAATTCATCCAACTCAAGTCTGAGGTGGATACACCAGAAGGCCACACAGCCAGTGATATGGTATATGCTATAACCATAGAACTCACCAATGGTGGACGGCACTTTATTCCATGCAGGGACAAGTCGCACCAGAAGACGATATTCCAAGAACTAACCGGCGGGAAGATCACCGCTATACTCAAGAACCAGCAACCTAGAAAGGAACCACCACATGACAAAGATACTGGAATTCAAGCTGAAGGAACAGCCAGCCCCGCCACCATCGATTCTGGAGATGGTGATCCTAGTGCAGATGGACTTCATCCAAAGCACGACAGCAGCCCTCCTGACAATAATGGAGACATTATCACTTCAAAAGAAGACGATGGACAAACTCGACAAGAGACTCTCCCGGCTTGAAGACAAAGTTATTCACACCCAAGACGATTAGGAGGCTACCTTGAAGTGGATACTGATAGCACTCACGCTCTGCGCGGCCACTGGTAGCTTTAAAAGCCAGTTGCAATATCAAGAGGTTACGGTACTATGCTCCCAGCAACATACCATTGGGGAGTTGGATCATGCTGTCAAAGAGAAGCGGGAGGCTTGCGTGAAGCCTGCCCAACGATGGATCGAGCAATTATCAACTTCTCTCAGCAACCCCCAGTCACGCCGGATTTACCTACAAATCGCTTCCGATGATTATGACGATAACGGAGATATAGAGGCTTTCTGCCGTGCGCTCGATACCGTAAAGGCATCAGTTCACAGCCAAGAGCTTACTCCGCCCCTTCTGTCAGCGGCGTATGGGTGAGCGTCACCCACGGGTGGTAGGTTGACTCAACCCAGTCTACCACCCAAATAAGGTCTTTCTTGGTGAGGGTGCCCGACTTCATCCTCAACAGTAAAAACCTAAAACACGGGGAAGTAATGGGATTTCGTTCAGCAAAGCGCGGGTACTCGCTCCGCGATAAGAATGCAGGCGTGAACAACGTAGGTAGTATAGTAGCACCGGTAGTTGCTGCCCTCACCGGCGCACTAGGTTTAGGTGATACAGCCAAGCTACCACCAGTGGCACGTCGTAACCGGTACGAGTACCTTGGAGAGAAAGAAGAGCCTCACTTCCATAAACGCTTCAACCAGAAGAAGGGTGAACCCCCTAAAGTGGTGATGGTCACAGTAAAACGCTATACGGAGCTCCCACAGGGGCGAAACTGGCCTGGTGAGGGCTCAGGTGCGCCAGCTAGGAGAATGCGTCAGGCTGAGAAGCTGGCTGCCAAGAATGCCAACGGCTCCCAGTAGCCACTTATGGTGGTGAAGGCGAAGTGGAGGTGCCCCACAAAACTGGATGGTGGCCTGGATCAGGACAGATCAGTGACAGCTTGGAGAGACAGCGCTAACAATTTACTGTAGGATTTACTTAAATGAAAGAATACACCATAGACGAGCTTATCACCTTCCAGGAGCGCGAACTCTCAGAGAAAGAGAAGCGGCTTGCCATAGTGGTAGAATCTGGTAAGATGAAGCAGGAAACCGCCGATATGCTGATAGGTAAGGCCCAGGCAATACTTGATCATTTAAAGGATATGTGAGGATGGAGTGGAAACCATATTTAGGATCATTAAAAGCCGCGCAAGTATGGATGGAGTCCATGTTAAAGCTGGGACCTTCATCTGCTCATTCTGGAATCCAGCCCCTACGCGATGGGGGGGAGGATGTCTCGACCAATTCGTTGGAGAAAGAACTAAGGCAGATGCCAAATCCCTCCCTCCAGAGTGTAGACCTATCCTCTACGCCGATAGAGCGTTCTAAGGTAGGAAGTATGCGCCCGCCAACAGTATTTAAAGTCTTCCCCGGGGAGCCTCCCACTTTGCACGAGTCAGCTGATCGTATCCTCCAAGGTACCTCAGATACACGGATGGAGGTTGGTAATGAGATCGTGCACCGCCTCATGGTGCACAAGGGTTATATGAAATCGTGCAGCACTGATGGTTATGATATTTATTCCACCATACCAGGAAAATATAATCGTCCGCGCTTCGTGGTAGTCACGACTGAGGACGCACTGGCTCAGTTTCCCCTGAAGCCTTCGTGGTTTCCGAGTTGTGATGAGGCGCTACGGGCTGTGTGGCTTTTTGCCGCGCTCGAACCAGCTTCGCGTGCTCAACGTTTTCATAGAGACCTTTTGAATATTCTTCCACCCGAATCATCGCCGCTATAAACTGATCGAAGGCCCCAGGCGACTCCCTTCTCATTTCATATATACAATCAATCGTCCTTGCGAACAGTATAGGCGTGAGAGAGGAGGCCACCCCAGTCTCTTCCCACTCTATGTACATTCTATAACTTGCACCCAGGAAGAAAGCAGCTTCCCCCACCGATAGCTTCTGGTTCAATCGCCACTTCTTGAAATTAAAATTCAGCGCTCTTGATGTGAGTCTGTAATTACCTGGCTGAAAATTTACGTCAATCTTGGGTCGCTTGGCTGTTTTTTTCATAAAATATTCATTGTTTATTAAGCTAATCACATCTACACTCTAATCCTTAGAGTAGTAATAATATCTCTACAGATAATTAACGGCGGCGAGAATGAGTGAAACGCCAGAGAAATCAACCCTTCCAGTAACTATGCCACCCAGAGTCAATCTCTCTGAGAGTCCTCCTATTGGAGTCCAGATGGAGAGGGTGGAAATATGGCGAAACCGGCAGATGATGCGGCTTCAAGCATGGAACGGGGTACTTGATTACCACGCGGAGATGTCAACTATCGATCCAGATAGATACTCCCCGCGCGAAATAATTGGTTTGATGCGGGATTCCTCAGAGTTTCAAGCTGACTTATCGACCGGTAAGATACCACTGGTGCTGAACGCGAAGGGTAGAGCGGACGAAGAGCCTGGTATGGATTACGCTGAGACAGAAGCGGAAGGTGATAAGGTATTCGATGCCATATTCCAGGAAGTCACCGCAGGTGCGCCTGAGCAAGTTAAGGGGGTAACTTCCCGTGAATACGTCCCTAGCGCCAGAAAACGACCTCTTCAGGAGCCGCTACAAGCGAAAGTCAGGGGCAGGCCAAGGCGCAGTACCCCCCCTGAATCAACGGATAACCAAGTAACACCGGAACAACAGGTGGGGAAAGATTTGAGTGGAAGTCCAGCAGGTCAGAAGCGAACAGTCAAGGTACGGCGAGTGGTTAAACCTTCCGCTACGTGAAGTCCTTAAATTCTACGATAAAATAGAAGCCATACCGAACGAGGGTATACGCCGGAACAACCGGCGCAGGCTTATACTGAATGATGTGTTCTACCTTTTGGTCAGAGTATGTGGCCGTAAGGATATGATCCACCCCTGGCTTTACGACAGGTGCCGGGAAGTGCAGAAGAGTCCAGACGGGCACTTAGATCTTTGGGCAAGAGATTCATATAAATCCACAATCATTACTTTCGGGATGACGATCCAGGATGTTCTCAGTGATCCAGAGACCACTATCCTGCTGTTCAGCCACACCAAGGATATCGCGCAGACATTCTTGAAGCAGATAATGAACGAACTCGACAGCAACGAGGAACTCAAGAGCCACTTTCCCAACGTCCTATGGCAGAGCGCTAGGGACAGAAATATGCAGAAGCGGAAGATTAAGTGGTCTGAGAAAGACGGGCTGGTAGTCAGAAGACTCTCCAACCCACGAGAACCAACTATATTCGCCTCAGGCTTGGTGGATGGTATGCCAACCTCCTTCCACGTTCAGAGACTCGTGTACGATGATACAGTGACCCCGGCTTCCGTCAGTACACCAGAGCAGATAAAGAAAACCACCTCGATGTTGGAGCTTTCAGATAACCTGGGTTCCGGCGCACGAACGATAAAGAGAATGATTGGTACTCGGTATCACCTATTCGATACCTACCACGATGTTATAGAGCGTGGATTGTTTAAGGTACGCTGCTACCCGGCTACGAGTGACGGCAGTGATGACTGCTCTAAGTCCGTGCTTCTCCCCCCGGAAGTGCTGGCAAAGAAGAAGATCACCCAAGGCCACAACTTCTACGCGCAGATGCTTCTCAACCCGCGCGCCGACTCTATAGCGGGCTTTGATGCAAAGAACCTGAGATACTGGCCAGCCGTACACTTCAAGAACCTGAACCGCATTATCCTGGTTGACCCTTCCTCCGGTAAGCACCGTGAGCAGAACAAGGGTGACTTCACCGCGATGTGGTGCATGGGTAAGGGTGCCGACGAGAAGAAGTACGGCATCAAACTGATACGGGACAGGCTAACCGGTCCGCAAAGGATCGAGGCGCTGTTCCAGATGGTTGCCGATTACCGCGTGCGCCTGGTGTTCTATGAAGAAACCGGCTCCTATGCTGATATCGAGAATATCAGGCTTGAACAGAATAGACGCAACTTCCGCTTTGACCTGATACCCATCGGTGTGAAGGGCGTGAAGAAGAAAGAGCGTATCCTGCGATTACAGTCAGGGTTCGCCAGCGGAGATATCTACCTGCCGGAGCGCGACATCTACATAAACCAAGAGGGCGTGGCTGTAGACGTGATCAAGCAGTTTGTGCAGGACGAATACATCCCTTACCCGGTTGTGTCGCATGACGATGCTCTGGATGCTTTGGCGATGATGGAGCACGAAGATGTGGTGCGTAGGTGGATTACGCCACTATCGGAGCACATCGATGAGAACCCGATGCTGGTGAAGGCCAGAAGAGAGGCGCGAAGGGCGCGAAGGCCAGACTCCTGGATGGCTGGGTGAGATGGCAATCAAGATTGGCGATATCTGCCAGATCAATCAGAGAGTGATTGGCACGGTAAGCAGTATTATATACTGCGACCATGACATGGTGCGGATGTTGGTGGAAGTGATCCTCGAATCTGATGAGGTAGCTACTCTGACCGTCACCCTGGGTGAGGACGCTATCAAGAACTGGAATCAACCAACAATTCATTGACGCAGGGAAGAGCAGTCTGGTTCGCTCGTCGGTTTCATAATCCGAAGGTCGTAGGTTCAAATCCTGCCCCTGCAACCAATATTCAAGGGGCACATGGAATTAGATAACCTCAAAGAAGAGAGCTTACTTGAGCTACCCACGGGCGGTGCGATAGTGGAGGCAAACCACGACCGTTATCGCCGTGATGCTATCGGACACGAGAAGTACGCCCAACTTGCTACACTGGCCACCAACTTCCTGGAAGGTACTCAGTACACCCAAGAAGAGATCACGGCATTCAAAGACCAAGGCCGCCCATATCTGACCAAGAATAAGATCGCTCCTCTCCACCGCCTGATGATGGGCTTCATGGAAGAGAATAACTACGAGATCAAGTTCCTGCCCGGTAATGATGGCACCGGCAGCCAAGAGATTGCAGACACGCTCTCCGCCACCCACAAGCAGGTAGAGGAAAGCAACGACGCTGAATGGAAGGACACCGATGTATTCCAGGATGGTATTACCACCGGGCGCGGCTTCCTCGATCAGCGTATCAGCTTTGTCTACAACAAGATGGGTGATATCAAGCAGTCAGTCCTTAATCCCCTTGAGGTGCTGATCGACGCAGATGCCACCACCTACGACCCCAACGATGAAGACGGCGGCTGGGACCACTGGGAATATAACCGATGGATGTCAATTTCCGATATCTACACCCTGTATGGCCCGATGGCCTTCAGGAAGATCGGGGATATGAAGCGCAGTATCCCGCTGCTCGATGGCGATTACTACGGCACTAGCCGTGCTTATGACTCGCCAGGCGCAGGCTTCGGGCTTGATCAGGATATGAGACTTGATTACGAGTGGACCAACTTCGTTACCACCCAGTATTCGGACTTCTTCCTCCAGAACCGCAGGTTGATTCGCGTTATCGACTGCCAGCACAAGGTTTTGAAGCGATGCAACTACTTCGTGGACACGGAGACCGGCCAGCAGAAGGTAATCCCTGAGGGCTGGGATGAGGCAAAGATCCGTAGGGTGATGCAGTTTGTCACCGAGCGGCAGTTGCCCGTGTCTATTGAGACCGGAATCAAGAAGCGGATACGCTGGACTATCACCGCAGCAGACCGTTTGATCTGGGATGAGTGGTCACCATACGACCAGTACACGATCATTCCATACTTCCCGTATTTCCGTCGTGGAGCTACCAGGGGTATGATCGACGACCTGATCGACCCACAGAGAGAGCTTAACAAGCGAAGTTCTGCCCTCCTGCATATCGTGATGGCCACCGCAAATTCTGGATGGATGTGGGAAGAAGGCGCTCTTTCTGAGGATATGGAGACCGCGCTTGAAGAAGAGGGTGCCCGCCCAGGTATCCACCTCAAGTATCGGATGGGCTACAATGCACCGGCGAGGATCGAGCCAGCCGCGCTACCGAGTAACGTGAAGATACTGGAAGACCAAGCCACCGTTGATCTGAGGGAAATCTCCGGTATCAATGAAAGCTCCCTTGGTCAGAAAGACCCAACAGCGAATTCAGGCCGCGCTGTACTTGCCAAGCAGAAGCAGGCAGTAATCGGCGCGCAGACATACTTTAAGAATTTTAGCCGCTATCGTCAGATTAAAGGCAAGAACCAGCTGAGTCTGATTCAGAACTTCTACACCGAGCCAAGGTTGATACGCAGCCGCGCGGCTGAGAAGGGCGATCAGATGCTCTGGATCAACAGCCGTGACGCAGCCGGTGAGATAGTGAACAACGTGGCCTTTGGCCGTTACAACGTGACCGTAGCTGAGGCTCCAGTCTCCGCTTCCTTTATGCAAGGTCAATTCCAGGAGATGTTGGAGCTTATCGAGAAGGGCGCGCCTATACCTTGGGATATCGCAATCAAGCTGTCCTCCGCTCCTAACAAGGAAGAGATCCTCCAGCGGATGCGTGAAGAGCGCCAGCTGCAAGAAGAGTCCATCAGGATGCAAACCCTCGCGGGTAAAGCCTCGATGGGGATACCACCGGATATGCCAACACCACCGATTACGGTTGATGGTGGTCCGGCGGTGATACAGGCGCAGCCGCCGGGTGCCGGTATTCCGCCAACTGCCATACCTGGTGGTCCAGCGGCTGCACCTATGTTACCGCCTCCAATGCGGGGTGGTGGAAGCCCGATACCTGCTGGCCCAGACGCAGGCGCAATACCACAAGGTGGAGGCGATATAGCTTCCCTGGTGGCTATGCTTGGCCAACTGAACCAGACACTGCAACGCCCGCGCGACCTTAAGAGAGACCCAGCAACCCAAGCTATAATCGGCTTTCAATAGGAGAAGATCATGACTGAACCACAAGAATTCATTCAGGTTGGCGAATTCACCCCTGAGTACGAGCAGCAAGTCCGAGACTTGGTGAATTCCCAGACCGGCGGGCACAATATGAACCCAGAAGCGCACCGCGTACCACAGGATAGATTACTCAGGAAGCGCACTATCGTTCGCGGTAACTGCGGTGTGGCCATTGAATTCGTTTGGGCATCTGGCCGACAGGATGCTTACGCCATGGTGGACTTTGACGACAGCGAGATTGCACTCCGCCGCTTCACTGACCCTGAAGGCACTCAACTGATACTGGATAATCACCAGAAGTTAATCGCTAAACTTAAAGAAAGACAGGCATATGACGCAAATATCAAAGAAGCAGCTTGAAGCACTAGCTTCGGCGGTGTTTGACCTCCCAGAAGATGAGCGTGGATATGCAGCGCGCTTTGTAGGGAAGAACCACCATCTTGGCCTGAAGGAACTCCTGCGGCGCTGGGAGGCAGACGCTGGCGATAGAGATGTTAGAGCCAAACTACAGGCGGCTCATATAGAGCGCGTCACTAAAGAATACGAAGATCTACCCACCCTCAAGGGTAGCGCAACAGCGAAAGTCGGCGGCATTGCTCTTACTGGCGGTATCGCGGCTGGTCACGCAGAAACAAAGGAGTAATTTTCAATGGCAATCACCACATCAATGGCGACCAGCTTCAAACAGGAGCTTATGGTCGGCACGCACAATTTCACCAACACCACTGGTGATACCTTCAAAATCGCACTCTACACCAGTTCTGCCACCCTGTCTGCGGCCACCACCGCGTACTCCGCAATCAATGAAGCATCTGGTACAAACTACACGGCTGGCGGCGCAACGCTTGTAAATGCCACCCCAACCACATCTGGCACGACCGCTTACGCTGACTTCACTGACGCGGCTTGGGCTACCAGCACGGTAACCGCGCGTGGTTGTGGTATCTATAATTCAACGGATTCCAATAAGTGGGTGTCCGCTCACGACTTCGGTGGCGATGTAAGCACCACTGCTGGTACGTTTACCATAGTATTCCCAGCTGCTGACGCAAGTAACGCTATCCTCCGAATTGCATAAAGGGGTTGGGATGTGGCCGCTAGAAGCACAGAGTATAATGAGAGTTTAGGCGAAGACAGCACTACTAGCGCGACGTACCAGGATAAGGTAGCGGTTACATTCACACCGGATGCGTCAAGTGATTATTACCTGTTTTGGTCTTGCCTAATTATCGGTGGCAGTACTTCTGAGGATGTATTCACCAGGCTGTATAATAGCACTGATGCGGTAGTCTTAGCGGAGCAAAATCAGGAGCACCGAACTACCGGTGGCACGCCATATCGTACCGCGCACGGTATAGCGAAGTTTACATCCAGTGGTTCGCCTGGCTCTACAACCTTTAAGATCCAGTACGCCAGTGAGGTTGGCGGAACTAGCTCTTTTATCAAGCAAGCACGCCTTCTCATAGTCAAGGCCCACGCCGATGATGAATATGCTGAGTATCTAACGGCGGAGACAACCACCAGTAACAGTTACGTTGACACCTCGTGCGCCCTAACATTTACGCCAGCCACCACTGGCGATTACCTGATATTTTCCAGTGCTGATCTCAAGAGTAGTTCATCTGGTGACAACTACTTTCTAAAGCTTCTCGACCCCGCCGGCGCGGCTATCGGTGAGATGAGTTGCGTCAATCGTGATGGAACAAACTTTAATCCTTGGACGACTATGGTGAGGCAAAACCTCACTAATTCGTCAAAGACTTTCAAACTCCAGTGGCATCGAACAGCCGCAGGTACGCTCACTCTGCAAAACCAGAGGATACTCGCTCTTCGGCTAGACACCTTTGATAACGAATATTACGCGGAAGATAGGACGCGGGCGACAACTACAAGCACCTCCTACGTCACCGATGTTACTCTGACGGCAACGCCGGAAGCCAAAGAACACATCGTTTTCAATAGTGCTTTGGTGGATAACAGTACCACGTCTGTAAGCACGGTTTACCAGTTCTATGAGGATTCCACCGGCACTGGTGAGTTTAATCATCGGGTTAACACTGGCGAAACCTCATCAGGGCAACGCGCTCTCTTTGTCGCCTATCGAAAAACCCTGCCAGCGCAGAGTATTTCATGGACGCGCCAACACCTGGTTATCACCGGCGCGACATCGGGTATTGACGAAGATGCGATCTCAGTCATCCAAACCGAGGCTTCAGGAGGCGGCACTGATGCAACCGGCACGTGCACTGGGGTTGCAGCCACCGGCAGTCCGGGCACAGCGACGGCCAGCGCATTCTCCCAGATCACTCTAGCGGGAGTTACTGCTACTGGTGCGCCTGGGTCGGTAACTGCGACAGCTTCTTCTCAGACCACCCTCGCTGGTGTTGCTGGGTTAGGCACCGCAGGCACAGTCACAGCGGATATTATCAAGACCCCGACTGGGGTTGAGGCCACCGGCCAGGTTGGCACGCTAACCGCCACCGCCAGCAGCCAGATAACCCTTACTGGTGTCGCTGGTACGGGTGCAGCAGGTACAACGGCGGCCACAGCTGATGCTCCAGTAGTGATATCGGGTGTCGCTGGTACGACCGCCCTCGGCACGGTTGCCCCTACCGCGTCGTCACAGCAGGCGGTTACTGGGGTTGGTGGCACGAGTGGGGTCGGAGATGTAACGACCGATGCTTCTACTGATGCGGCGATATCGGGGGTTGGTGCGGCAGGTACACCAGGCACGATACAATCTACCGCCACCGCGAATATCACTGGTACTGGTGTGTCAGGAGATGCAGGCGCTGGCACAGTAACCGCAGATAATGGGGTGCAAGCCCTCTACTTCGGTGGTGAGAATGAGGACTATGTTTACCGCGACCCAGACGCTGAAAGACAGCTTCTATGGGACCGCCGCGCGCAGCTTCTGGAGACACTCTCAACTACGGTTGAGGCACTGCCTGCGTCTAAGAATGAGCCTGAGATAGCCAACTTACTGGCGTTTATCCAGGATGAGGCATCCCGTCCTTTGGTGAACTTTGAGAAAGTCAACCAGGGGATCGCCGAGCTTCATGAAAGGATCGGGTTCTACAAGAAATTACGGGAAGATGATGAAGCGGTAGCCGCGCTACTGCTGGAGGACGAACGCCAAACACGAGGTTTAATATGCCAAATCTGCCTAAAGATATCACAAAAGCTATCGCAGCAACCAACGATGTAAGCGACTGGGTTGAGTTACAGCCTGGCGACGGCGTGCGTATCAGTATCCCAGCGGGGATCACTGGCACCGTGAACGTGGAGAGCAGTTTTGATGGTTCTACCGCTGAAGGAGTGATCGCTGCTGAGGACGGCTCAACCAACTTCGCGGCTGGCTACCAGCTTACATTCACCGCTGCCACCCGTGAATATCTCAGGGTGAAGGGTACGTTGGTGACTAGCGGTAGTGCCACGGTCAAGATCAGGAGGAATTAATGTTAAGAAAAGGATTAATCGGTAAGGGGATTGGATTCGCTAGTGGCTATACATCGAGCAATGCCGCAGGGACTGCTTACGCGCTGACCAACACTCCTGCTGCTTTAGATTTTGGCACTACAGACCCCAGTATAGTAATCCCTCAGGCGGGTACTTGGTTGATACTAGCCCGTGCCCGGCTTGACAATAATGCCGCCACCTTTGCTGCTGTACGAACAGCAACGCTCAAATTAAGGCGCACCAATAATACTGCTGCCGACCTAACGAATGGCAGTGTAGCCCTTTTAACGCAGATCATTACCGCGCTGACGTTCTCCATGCCCACCATTTCTTGGTGGACTATCTACACCACCGCGAATAGTGACGATATAATCAAAATCTTTGGTGATATCTCTGTCGTCCCCACCGCCGGATCACTTGATGCGGTGGAAGCCTCAATTATAGCGGTTCGTATAGGTTAAACCAGCAAAGGGTATGCACTGTGTTCGGAATATTTAATGGTGCAGGTAACGACCCACACAAGCCGGATGTAATCAAGGTTATCCCAGCTGATCGGGAGCACATCCGAGAGATCGCTTACGAGATAACGCTTGAGGCGTTCAGGCGGCTTGACATCGCCACCGAGGAGGACTTCAAGGATGCCCGCCGAGATCTGGAGTTCGCGCGTAAGTGGCGCACTAGGCTTGAAGTTATGACCGGGCAGATGATTAAGATCGTGTTCGCTTTCTGCTTACTGGGGCTACTGGCCTTCTGTAGCCAGGGAGTGATCAGGGAAATTAAACATGAAATATTAAGGGGTAGTGATGCAATTAGCCAACCTGCTGCTCGTTGAAGATAACGACGATGATGCAATTTTGTTCAAATACTTCTGCGACGAACACCGGATCTGCAACAAAATTACGCGCGTCAGGACAGCCGCAGAGGCGAAGGAGCGTATCGAAGAGGGCGGAGAGTACCAGTTCGTCGTGGTAGATATCAGTCTCCCAAGTAATGGCGGGTTCGACTTCATATACTGGCTGAAGAAGCAACCTAACTACGAGAACGTGTCCATCATGGTGCTGTCTGGCAGTGAGGCAGAAGCTGATGTGATGGAAGCACAGAGACTCAACGTATGCGTCTATATGTCAAAGCCGCTGGTGGTTGAGAAGTGGTGGGAGCTTATCAAGGTTTTAAAGCACCTGCATATTGGCTTAATGTTCAGAAAGGCGGCATAATCATGACGATAGATTTTTCACCGTGGAAACTTACTCTTCCGGTAGACGTAGACGGCGGTTACGACGGCGCACCGAGAGAGATAAAGCCTATTACTGATAATTTCGAGTACCCGCCGTACTTTGATAGGGTGGTGGACGGGGTTATCTTCAGCGCGCCAGTTGACGGCGCACACACCTCCGGTTCGCTCCGGTCGCGTAGTGAACTCCGAGAACTTATTAAAGGCACAGAAGCCGCATGGAACCCGACCACCTACAAATATAATAAGCTGGTTGGGACCGCGCAGATGCTGGAGCTGCCATCGAAGTTGGATAATAGCGGATTTTGGTCGGTTGTGATTGGGCAGATTCACGGAAAGGATAACGAGCTTTGCCGCCTGAATTACGGCACGGATGGGTCGCTGTATTATTACAACGACAAATCCGGCAGCGCGGGCAAAGAGTTGAAGTTTATTCTGAAAGACCCGGTAGGAAAACCTTCTATCATAAAACTCGGTGAAGAATTCACGTACTATATTGTCGTTGAGGCCGGGAAGTTAAAAGTATCCGCCCTCCACAACGGCGTTAAGTACAGTGCCAGCGAAGTGATAAGTTCCTACTTCAAGAAGGACAAACTATACTACAAGGCTGGTGTTTACCCTCAGTGCAGTAACCGTGCAGGTGACAGTAAGCAAGGCAAGGGACGGGCTACCGCAAAGTTCACAGATATCCGGGTGGTGCACACACAATAACACTCTTATCAAGTTTGCTCTCCAGCGAAGCCGGAGCGAACGGTGCTGGTATTGGTACAGCCTCGTTCTCAGAACTTGATGTTTACCACCAATTATCAATCAACAATCTAAGGAGACCACTATGTTCACCACTAAAGAAGCAGCACTAACCGCCCTCGGTAGAGGTGATGGATTCGGGAAGGATGAACTCGCTGAGCACTTACTCGTGGCTGTTGGAGCAGGCACACCCACCGGCACCGCTACAGTGCCCACCTTTGTAGGCCAGATTTACGTTGATACCACCAACCACAAGATCTACGTTGCGGAAGATATCGATGACGTAGATGGCTTCCTGATCCTCAACTAGGGCTGGATCATGAGCGCGCAATCCCAACCACTATCAAAGCAACAGAAGAAGGCGTTACAGCTTGCGGCGAGAGTCTCACTGTACGCCAAGAAGTTCTTTATGGTGGACGGGGATGTGAAGTCGGAGGTGATCGGCATCTGTAACCCCATCCCAGAGCAATGGGTGATGGCGGAAGAGGTGCTCCGGTTACTTCACTCCAGGCGGAAGGAATGGGATGGCGGTACTTTCCGCGTCGTACTCCACCGCGTGAAGCCAGAAGTCCGCGACCCGGTAAACGGTATATGGAACCGGTATGTGCCTACCCTCATGGAGGTTCAGTTCCTCGATCGGGATGGTGATATCCAATTCCTTATCGAGTACCCGGACGACCCGGTAACCATAATGGACAATATCGGGTGCAGCCGTATCGGTGACGAGGCTGAAGAAGCCTACAATCACTGGAAGAAGTTCCACGGCACCGTCGATATCAAGCCTGAGCAGACCTACAAGGCCGCTCAGGGTGAAAAGCCCATCACTGGCATAGACGCTCCCTCCTCAATGGTGAGTGGTGCCTGATGTGGGCAATAGAATTCTTAGTGGGTGTCATCGTGATTTACGCGGTGCACCTGGGAATAGCCATAGTCTCGATAATCCTGTTCGCAGGGTTTCTTCAGACTCTTGGCTACTTGACTGCTATCGCAATTCGATAGTCCTGCCGCCAAGGTAAAGGGCGTTGATCGTGGAACCTACCCACGGAAAAAGAGGTCATGCCGCCGATGTTCGGGCGTAACCGTAAATCCTAACGATAAAAGGAAACCACTATGACTGATACTACAAATCAGTCCGTCCAGAGTGCTGAGGACGGAGCGCAGCCACATACTGTCGATAAGGCAGTCGAAGCAGCGGAGGCAGTAGAAGCACAAGAAGCCAACCCGACGATTAACGTAGAAGATACGTCGATCGATGATTTGGTGAAAATGGACCCGGAGAAGTTGAAGGCTTTGCTGGAGGACAAGAAGGAGGCCGCACCAGAAGGTGAGGCAGCTGATACTGTTCCAGCAGGGGCTGACACTCAGGAAGGGGGAGAGCCTCATGGCGACACTAAGGTAACGATGATACCGAAGCCGCGCTTTGACGAAGTTCTCTCTGATCGTAACAAGCTGGCCGATAAGGTTGCTATCCTTGAAAAAGAGAAAGCATTCTTAAGCGGCGTGGCGGTGGGTGCGAAAGTGCCCGGCACACCTGATACTGCGCCTGCAACCGACCCCTTGAAAGAGGTGGATAAGAAGTTGCGGGAGCTTGATACCAGTGTGCAGGCGACGATTCTCAGTTTAACGGAGGCCTTCGACAAGGGGGATATCACTCTTACTGAGTTTAAGAAGAGGGAGTTTGACGCTAACCGGAACGCGAAGACCATTCAACACGGTCTAAAGAACCGGAGAGATAGGATTCTTTCTGATCGTAACAAGCCGTCACCAGAACAGCAGCTTCAGGATATCGAGAGCGATCCCGATCTCATTGAGGCCACAAAGGGGCTTATCCAAGCTAACCCTTGGTTTGCGAATGTACCGGACGAGAACTACGAAGAGCTGGCCCAGCTTGCTCAGATGAGACTCGTCAAGCAGGGTATCCCCATCGGAAACGATGCGGAAACCCAGTGGAACATTCGATGGACCATGGCATCGATAGGCCAACAACTCGGTTACGATAAAGTTTATGGTGGAGGTGGTAACCCCCCATCAGCAAAACCTTCCGGTACACCTCCGGCGCAAAAACCCGGTTACACCCCAACACCGGAGCAGAAGGCCGCTAAACGCGATCTTGATAGGAATACGCCACCACCCCCTAACCTGGGCGGAGCGTCGCACCCTGTGAAGATAGATACCGCCGACCTCGACCTGGATACCATGTCAGTTGACGACCTATCGAAACTTCCAGCTGCAACCCTTCAAAGAATGGCAGAGAAGCCAGCCGCTTCCGGTTAATCGCCCACATACCATTCCGGTGTGCGGGCAGTTTTAACTCAAATCTAAGGAGTAGAGCTATGTACACCGATTTTGGTGCGCTAACTTCACAACAGAAGAAGGTTTGGTCCGCGCTTGCTTGGCAGGCCGGACGAGATCAGAGCTTCTTCCTGGGATCAAAGGGCTTCATGTCTGAAGGCCTTAAAGATTCCTCGAAGCCGATTCACTATGTCAATGAGTTGACAGAGACCGAACGCGGCGCGAAGTGCGTTTTAACCCTCGTGCAAGACTTGCAGGGTGATGGCGTTGTTGACGACAACGACCTCGAAGGCAAAGAAGAGCAGATCACCGTCGATGATATTGAGATCCAGTTGTCTCAGCTTCGTCACGCGGTGAAGAACAAAGGTAAGTTTTCCGAACAGAAGACCGTCCTTAAGTTCCGCTCGATAGCAAAGGACAAACTCGCATACTGGATGTCATCCATTACTGACGAGATCTTGTTCCTCACTGCTTCCGGCGTTGCTTACACGAAAGAACTGGACGGTTCGACCCGCTCTGCATCATCTGAGCTTCCACAGCTTCAGTTTGCTGCTGACGTGGCCGCGCCTTCCGCAGCCCGTAAACTCTACGGCGGCACTGCTACCGCAACCAGCAACTTGACCGCATCGGACAAGATGGCTTGGAACCTGCTGGTACGGTCGAAGGCCTATGCTGTTCGTAAGCGTATCAATCCTATCCGAATTAACGGCAAGCCTACCTACATCATCGTGATGTCGGCAGAGCAAGCCCGCGATCTGAAGTTGGATAACGATTACAGAACCGCAGTGGCTCAGGCTGCTGAACGCGGCAAAGCAAACGAACTCTTCACCGGCGCGTTTGCAATGGTGGATGGCTTGGTGCTTTACGAGCACAACCGTGTCTACAATACCCTGGGTACTGCTACCAAGTACGGCTCAGGCAGCCTTGTAGAAGGCGCGCAGGCTCTTTTATTCGGGGCGCAGGCTCTTGGTTACGCCAAGATCAAAGACCCTGAGTGGAGTGAGTCCGATCAGCGCGACTACCAAAACCGCGTTGGTATTGGTTACGGATGCATGTTCGGCGTGATCAAGCCTCAGTTCCAGTCGATCTACGACGCGAACACCACTGAGGACTTCGCTATAATCTCCATCTACACTGCGGCAGCTGCTCAGTAAGGATGGTAACTAAATCTCCATGTACCGTTTACTGGTGGGTGGAGTTGTGGGGCGCGGTAACCCTTAACCGGAGAGCGCGCCCCTTTCTCAATCTCTGAATATGGAGAATTACAATGGCTTTTAAAGAATACCAAATCCAACTTATTGATGCCTCCACCGGCCTCGCACTCAACCACTCTGGTTCAGTTCGAGTTACTGATATAGGCGTACCCACCCGCGTGGTAACCTACGGGTTCACCACTGAGGCTGCGGATAGCTCCACTATTACCTTCAGTAATGGTCTGATTAAGTTCAAGACCGCTGATACAAAGAATAGTGTTGATATCTATGGTATCACCGAGAAAGGTTATCCAATCATTCTCAAGGGTGCCAAGCCAGGCGGCAACACCAGTTACCGTATTGATGTGAACAACCGCCTTCAAACCCTCATTATCCCTTGGGATATTGTGGATAGCGATATCGCGGATGCCACTGAATTCGATACTGGCTTCGACCTCGCTACCAACCAGGTGGTACTTTCTGCCGGTGTTGGTGTGTTGGTGGAGACTGCTGATAGCACCGAAACTATTGAGGTGGGTATTCTCTCCTCAGAGTCTGGCGGCGACGCTGACGGCTTTATTGACGTTCTGGCGCTCACAACTGCGGCGTTTGTGCTTGCGGATGTGACTGTAACTACTGGTTTAAACACCAAGTTCTTTGCTGCTTCACCAACCAAGGGTCCGCTCCTCGCTGACCACCAGGCTGGTACTGACTTAGACCAGGACGAGGGTTTGTGGCGTGAGAAGAACTATGTTTGCAACGGCACGGCAGAGTCCATCTCGTTGACCGTTACCACCGGCACCGATACTGGCGCAGGATATATCGTCCTTCCAACTTTGATTCCTAACCTCCTGTAGGGAAGGGACGCTACCCCGCTCATAGGCCCAACTATGGGCGGGTTTTACTTTAACGACTAACGGAGATTGTTATGAATCAGGCAGTAGAATACACCGCACGGGATAAGAACGCTTATCGCGGCTCCCGCGCACATGACGTGGTACTGAACGATGGTACCGTCAAGAATTACGCATTTCCAAACGAGAGCACATTCATCCCGGTTCCTACCGAAGTGGCGATGAAGCTCTCCAAGATACCAGGCTTTGAAGTCAAGGACACTCGCGGCCTTGTTGTGGTGCCGCAGCAGATCGAAGAGCAGACTGGCCTCAATGAGATCGTGAGTCTTTCCTCTGACCAGGTGATCGCAAACCTGAATGAACTCACCAAGGAAGCACTGATCGTCCGGGCGAACGCACCGGAACTTGGTGGGAAGTTCAAAAACAACGCCTCGAAAGAGTCTCTTGTGCAGTTCCTGACCGACTACAACCTAGCGAATCCAGCTAGTGCAGATGAGGCTGACTTGAATACCGAAGAAGAATTGGAAGTAAGTGAAGAGGGTGGTGTATAAATGCCACGCTCCTCAGCTGACATTGTAGAACTCGCGCTGGCGAAGATCGGGGTGTTCTCCACCTACGACACCGGCGCGGATGCAAGCCAGTTTGCGAGGGCACTCGACTTCTTTGACACACTTCTCTCTGAGAAAGTAGGCACGGAGATCCTTTGGTGGTTCGTGCCTACCACTCAGGTGATTCCTTTAACATTGGGCGTGGGCGCCTACGGATTAAACGCTCTCACCGCTACGGATTTACAGTACATCCACCGCGTATTCATCTCAGATGAAAGCGGGGATGACACCTACCGACCACTGGAACTTATCAGAAAACCGGCTTTTGACCTGGGCCGCGACCAGATAGCCGAGGTGGGTAGGGTGGAACGGTGCTATGTAGAGCGGAACGAAACCCCGAATTTATACCTCCTCCGAGCTCCGGCCATCGCTGGGATGAGTTTGAGGATAGAAGGGCAGACTTACAGCCCAAACGTGAAGAACGACCATGGCGAGACTCCCCACGGCTTTCCTGAAGCCTGGGAGCGCTATTTATACCATATCCTTGCCAGGGATATCGGGTCAGGCCCAGTAACGACCCTGCCGAAGAGTGAGTTGGATGATATTGATAAGCAAGCCACGATAGCTAAACGGCTGCTTGATGCCCGGAATACACGGGAGAATGTAGATAAATCTAAGGCGCGCGCAACGAAACCTTACCTTTAGGATTTAAGAATGTCATTCAGAAGAACAGTCATCACTCAGTTTAACCTGGGTAACCGTGCGTATCGGAACGCTACCGTGGCCTTTTATGGCGTAGATGCCACGTCTTTTGAGAAAGAAGATACCCTGATCACCCTGTATGAGGGGCAGACAGGAAGTGGTGTATATGCTAACCCGTTGGCTCTGGACAGCGACGGTAAGTTCGCTGCGCCGGTGTACCACGATGAACCATTCATTGCGGTGGTATCGGATAGTGAGGTTGATAACCACGAGACCGGCGTGGTCTTCCCGCAAGGAAGTGGCTTCTCAGGCGACTGGGCGATGGACACACTGTATGCACCCGGTGATATAATCCGCGACGGACTGGTAGGTAACAACACCCAAAACCTCTACGTCAGCACGCAATACCAGACCAGTGGCGATGACTTCGACGATGATCTAACTGCCGGGCTATGGGATCTGGTATTCAATTTTGAGACTCTGTACGGGAGTGCTGGTGTCCAGGCACTCGCCGCACTCACGCCTGCTGCGGATAAAGTTCCATACTTTACATCGAGTTCTGCGGCGGCACTAGCTGATCTCACATCTTTGGGCAGGTCGTTGATTAGCCAGTCCGCTGCTTCTGCATTGAGGCAATTACTTGAAGTGGTGATTGGAATTAATGTCCAGGCATGGGATGAGGATTTGGATGATTGGGCTACCAAGACAGCACCTGCGGGCGATGCGGTAGGAACAAGCGACACTCAGGTGCTGACAAATAAAACTATTGATGCGGCATCGAATGCCATCACCAACCTCACTTTAGCTATGCTGGCCGCTAGCGTTGCTGATACTGACGCGACTCTTGCTGCGAACAGTGCAACAAGGGTCCCAGTTCAAAGCGCAGTAAAGTCTTATGTTGATAATGCAGCACTCGGCCTGAATTATAAGATTGAGGCACAAGCTGCAACTACCGCTGCGCTACCTGCGTGTACTTATGCCAACGGTGCGTCAGGGGTTGGTGCAACTCTTACCGGCGATGCTAATGGAGCGTTTCCGACAACTGATGGGGTGGCTGCCACTGTTAATAATCGCTATGTAGTCAAGGATCAAGTTAGTGGCCTACAGAATGGTATCTATGCTCTGACGCAGGTTGGTACCGGCGGCACACCATTTATTTTAACCCGCGCGACTGACTCCGACGCCAGTGCTGAGATCTTCCGTGCTACCGTGAATGTTGCAGCAGGCACTGCCAACCAAGGCACTTGGACGGTTAATAATGCGTCTGCCCCCACTATGGGCACCACCACAATTACCATTGTACGAGCTTCCAGTACGACTGCTTACACCGCAGGCACTGGCCTTACCGTTGCTGGCAACCAATTTTCCATATCCGATATAGAGCTTCTCGCTATCGCAGGACTCACCTCAGCGGCTGACAGATTAGCATACTTTACTGGCTCTGGTACCGCCGCACTGGCGACACTCACATCGGCAAGCCGCACTCTTCTCGCCCAAACAAGTATGACTTTCTGGCGGTATGAACTCAATGTGGCTTATAAGTTCCAGGATATAGGAGCGTCATTCTTGTTTCCGTCACCAGTGGATGGTGACGACAAGGTTATAGTAAAATCTCCATTCACCTGGCGAATAAACGAAGTAACCACTATCGCGGTAGCGGGGACTGGTACTGTCACCGTTAAGATCAACTCCACACCACTACCGGGCACAGCTAACTCTGTGTCCACTTTGGAGCAGTCACAGGCGCATACCGCTACCACTGTCACAGCGGGTGATGATATCATCATAACCTGGAGTAGTGTTTCAAGCCTGAGCGGGGTGAGTGTAACTCTCAAGGGTGAAAGGACTTTCGCGTAATGTTCGTGGCAACCGGAGTTATAGGGGGGAGGGTATTGGCGCCGAATCGCTCTCTGGATTTTGCCAATGGTATGAAATTATCGATGTCGGCAGCCGATTTTGGGGCGGTCGATAGTAATTTATTGAGTTTTAGTGCGTGGGCGCGGTATCAAGGAGTACCGTCAGGCGGTGGTGGCGCTTATTATTCGCCGCTCATTGAAAAGAGTAATTCGTTCAGAATAATGAGGATGAATTCCTACCTTCTGCGGGTTGAGTATTATTATCTTGGTGGTGTAAGGTATTTCTACACCACCAATTACTTGGCGGATGATATATGGTATCGGCTGCGCGTTCACATAGACGCCGCTAACGCAGACTCTACTCAGAGAATAAAAGTCTGGCTCGATGGTGTGCCGGAATCACCGAGTTTGTACTCAGCGCCAGCAGGCGGTATTACCGATAGTGTTGATGACATCCAGATCGGTGGCGTAGGTTCCGCTGGTGATAATTACACCGTCGGCCAGATCTACCAACTTGGTGTCTATAACGGAGACCTTGTGGACGAAATTGAAGTATATTCAGGCGGTATAAAGGATATCAGGCAAATATCCTCCCTGTTCTCTACCATCCACACGGACAGTCCGAATATCACGGATGACTATATAAAGTCAGCAGCATGGACGAACACCGGTGGGGTGACTCTCTCTACCGCCATACCAACATAACGAATTAACCAATAAATCTAAGGAGAAGATTATGTCCTGCTTCGGAGGATTCCTAAAACTCAGCACCGCAGTAAAGGTGCCGGTCGGCCCGATGGTGGATGCCATTGACGGCTTTACCTTGGAAACGTCAATAGCTCTCGCCACTACGGAGGCGTATCTGTACAAGCATGACGCAGCCGCAGCGGTTGACCTCGGTACAGCCACCTTATCGGCGCACCTTGGCGGCGGTGTGTACAACCTCTCGCTGACGGCTTCCCATACTGATACCGTGGGGCTTCTCACCCTTGAGGTGCATGACACTGCTGCGCGGCCATTCCGCGTCAGCTTTATGGTGCTTCCGGCGATGATATACGACAGCTTGTTTGCTGCTGCTGCGACTGATTACCTTCAGGTGGATGTTACTCAGATTGGTGGTAATGCCATTGCGGGTTTCCTTTCTGGTACTACCCTACTGAACACCGATGTGATTAAAGTGAACGGCAACGTTTCAAGCGGGCTGCTCTCCGGCACCACTGCGTTAAATGCTGATATCGCGAAGATCAGTGGAAGCTCGACCGCCGCTGATAACCTGGAGGCTTCGGCGCTGGGTATCAAGGCAGGCGGCGTGGTATCTTCTGGAAGTTCCACCACGGTCATAAAAACCAACCTTACTGAGACCAACAACGATCATTGGAACGGTAGGGCGATAGTCTTTATCACGGGTGCTAATGCTCTAGTCGCCGCTTCCATCACGGATTACTCAGGTTCATCCAAGGATCTGACTATCACAGCGGTTCCAGTCGCACCGGCAGCAGCAGATACATTCATAATCGTTTAATCGAGGTTCCTGAATATGCCATACACTCATCTTGGCGTTGGTGGTCTTTCCTTCGGGCTTGACACCACTATTGCGGACAAGGCCCCTGCGGGCTACCCGGCGCTGGGTATCCTGATAACGGAGTTTGATCTTTGGGTGCAGGACTATGCTGGCGCGATAGTGAATGTTTTGAGGGCCGGAACTACCGATCTCTCGCCTGTTTACCGCGATATATTCCTGACTGAAACCGGTGACAACCCACACACCCTCTTAACGAGAGAAGATGATCTCGGGAATGTCTACGGGAAGTTCCGTTATTCTCTCTACACACCGTATTCCTATGAACTGGATATCGAGAACGTCCAGCAGACCGGCATTCAGCAAGTACCAATCACCACCCTGGATGGGGAAGATGCCAGCCTAGCCACCGCCGCAGTACCAAACTCTACTCGCCTGCGCGCGTTGGAGGACAGGTTCGCTGATGTTATTCGCCTAGTGGACTACGGTGAGGTGGTGGATAATACCGACACCAACACCACCAACTTGGTTTCCGCTATCGCAGCAGCTTCTGCCCAGGGCGGCGGTGTAGTGCTTCTCCCTGCCGGAACTATAGCATTCAACGTCCTGAGTCTCCCTGCGAAGGTGATTCTGAAGGGGGAGGGCAAGACCGTCACTATCCTCGAATCAGTGCTGGGTGACGATGTAATAACCCTCACCGGTGACGCTTGCGGTCTCATGGATTTAACTCTTGACGGTGTGAGCGTGGTATCTGGCTCCACTGGTATCTACAGTAAGGCCAAGGATAACGTCATATTCGAGCACGTTCTGGTGAAAAGATTCGACACCGGCTTGCTTTGGCGTGGCGGCCTGGACTTCATCTGGCGTGATTTTGATGTAACCAACTGCACTGATAACGTCCGCTTAGTTGGAGACCAAGACACCACCGGCGACTCCGATGGGGATATGATCTCCGGCGGTGACTGGGATGGCGGCTTGGTAACTGAGTCCACCGGCGTTGGCCTGGAACTCTTTGTCCGCGACCGCGAGGTATCCCACGTCAAGATAACCAATGTGGACTTTATTGATAACGTCGGCACCGATGGTGCAATACTGATTTACGGCGCGAGTTTCCTGGACTTCGACAATATCTACATGGAAGGCAACACCACAAATATCACCATAAGTGATAACCCTGATACCACGCTGACCGAAACCCGCGAGGTAATATCCGTCCGGCTTAATGGCCGATTCATTGACGGCACAATGTCCTTTGATGGCCTTTGCCAGGACGTGTACTTCGAGCGGTCGTACTTCGACGGGGTGACCTTCGCCGCAAACGTACCAACCAACCCAGTTATCTTCAAAGACTGCACTGAGATTGAGACTCTATTTACTGGAGACACCACCAAGATTAACCGCTTCCGCACCACCCAGGAAGGCACGGTATCCGGCTCTACTACCAGTGCCACGCCAGTTGTGGTGTACAAAACCAAGTTATCCCCGAATGAGGTAGTGGTACTGGAAGTTACCGCGACAGCAGAACGGGTGAATGGGGATGGATATGCCACCTTTATTGTGGCGATGCCTTTCAGGTGCGCTGGCGCGACTTTACTTTATGATGCCCAGACCGCTAACTTCACTGCTGGGAATAGCCTCCTGGGCGCTACATCAGGTGCGACTGCGGTTATTGTGGCGGATACTGACTCAGGCACCACCGGTGTTCTGACGCTTGCCGAGGTGAATGGCGACTTTGTGGACAACGAAATTATAAGCGAGTCCGATGGTAGTGGTTCAGCGCGCACGAATGGTGTCCTTGCCTTGGGCAGTGTGACCGACGGAGTGGAGACCGATCTGCACCTTTGGGGGAGTAATACTAACTTACCACCAGCCGGTTGGGCTGTCGAGCCTCTGGCTTCTGGACAAGAGGCACAGGTGGCTGTCACCGGCGCGGCCAGCAATACGATAGCTTGGGCCGTTAAAATATCTGAGACGAGATTGTAATGGCTGATAATTGGTTGAAGATACCCCTTGATTCCAAGGTGTTGGCGAAGGTATCTGATACGGTGTTGCAGAATCGCGTGGCGCGGCTGGAAAATGCCTACGTCGTAAGCGAGGAAGACACCAAGAAATATAAGGCGATAGCGCGCTTTCCTCACCTTGAGCCGTGGATCACCCTGCCGATCAAGAACAAAGTGTTTTTGAGTGAATGGCTTGATGATCAAGTCGCGGTTTGCGGTGGCCGAATGTACCGCCTGGATAATTCTGGAAACATAACCGATGTCACCGGCGCGAGTGTCACGGGTGGCGGTCGTCCGGTGTTCAGTGAAACCGAGGACGAGAAGCTGGTTGCCGCAGGTGGGGCGATAATCAGCCTTAAGGGTAACCAGACCAAGATTTTAAGTGGGGACGCACCTGAGAGCACCCATGTGTTCTACACCGCCGGTTACGTTGGCGCGATTGAAATGGGTGTCGGAAGATTCAGAGTCACCAGCCCCGGCCAGTATGATGTATGGAATCAGCTTGATACCTTCTCCGCTGAGGGTAAACCAGACAAACTGAATGCGGCTATAGTTACAGAGTTCGGTGAATTACTCCTTTGCGGGCCGAAAAGCATCGAGCAGTTTGACGCAGCGCCGAGCGGCCAGCGTCCTTTCTTCAAGCGCTGGGGTATCGGGGCTGGGCTTTACGCACCATACGCTGTCACCTCAGTGGGCGCGGCAACATGGTTGGTGAACGATTCACTGGAATTCGTCAGCGTCGGCGGACAGGCGGCAAGGCCTGAGAGCGATGACGTTCAGTACACTTTAAGCCGGATTGACGACTGGAAAGATGCCTGGGCGGATAATATCACAGTTGATGACCAGAGATTTATTATCCTTCAGGCACCGTATGCCACCAATACTTACGGCACGAAAGGGGTAACATTCCTCTTTGATTACCTGAAGCGCAGGTGGAGTTCATTGTACGGATGGGATAGCCAGAAAGGGCTACCCGCTAAATGGCCGGGTTGGAGCGTGAACCTCCATCGAGGGGAGGTCTTTATTGGTGGCGATAACGGGATTATCTACCGCTTAGGTGGTTACGGCACGCAGGACAGCACTAATCTTGAACGCATGCTTATTCGTACTGGGCACATGGACTTTGACGGAAGTGTTGAAACTAGGATCGATAAAATAAGAATGCGCCTGAAGCGTGGCGATGAAGCGAACAGTAACGACCCACGCCCACTGATATCTATTCGCGTGAACAAGGATAACAAGGGTTTTGGGAATTGGGTCCGCAGGGATCTTGGTGCACCAGGAGAACGAGAGATGGTGATTCAGTTCGGAGCTTTCGGCACCGCCCGCACTTGGCAGTTTGAGGTGGCGATTACTGACCGGTGCCCGGTGGAGATCGTTAAGGCAGAAGCTGATGTAACTCCAATGAGGATGTAATGGTCGTATCAATCGAAGACCTACAAAAGATAACGATCCCTACCCCGCCACGCCTGACAGGGGATTCGCGGACGGATTTAGATGCTTTCGTGAAATACAGCTACCAGCTTTATTCGGCGGTGGTTGTGCAAGGAAGGTTGCTTGAGCGGATAAACGCTCTTGCCGCCTTAGAGCCGGTTTCAGAGACAGTGAGTGGTTCACCAACACAGGCGGAAGTGGTGGCGATAGCTCAGAAGATTAACGCAATAATTAACGCAGCAGGGTAGTCATGATACAGAAAGAAGAGACCGGCACGCCGCAAGCACCAGGGAAGAAGTTTCCGCCTAAGGCACCACAAAAGGCGACAACCCCACCTCCAATGGAAGAAGCCGAGACTCCTGCCGTTGACGCAGCGGAGGACAGAACAATCACCACGGAAGACCCGACGTACCAGAAGCTGGCGAAAGCTGGCCGCTTCGGTGACACGGAGATGGCGCACACCACCCCGGGTGAGGTAATTATCCCGCTTGATATCCAGGATGAGGAACTCATGGCCTTCCTGCAAGGGAAGTTCCAACAGTACGGTGTTCCGATGGACCAATACACGGTACAGGATGAATCAGGTGGCAACCCCACCACCGGGGAGAACGAGTATTTCTCTTTCGGAAGTATCCTTAAAAGCGTCCTTCCAGCAGCTGCAAGTATGATCCCAGGTGTCGGCGCAATCGCCGGGCCGCTCGTGGGTGCTGCTATGAGTGGTATGGGTGGCGAAGAAGGCGGCGGCGGTGGCGGCGGTGGTGGTGGTGGCGGATATGCAACACAGGCAGCAGTCTCTGCGCTTCCAGCCCCAGTACAGGCCCAGGTATCCGCGAAGAAGGGTAACCCTTTCCGCGAGACTACCAAGTTCACACTCTCAGATAGCTCCGCGACCCCGAACACTTTCGGGAAAGCTCCCACACCACCTTTGTCCCAGGATGCTGGTGATGATAGGATCAACCCCAACACCGGGATGAAGGAATACGCGAGTTACTCCACCAAGAACGATATGAGACCCACGCCAGCTGATAAAGGTATATTCGGGGGCGGACACTCACCGCGTCCTGGTAATGGTACGCCACCGCGTCTTGGAGATGTTCTTCGCGGTGCAATGCCAAAAGCCACACCCAGTAAATCAGGCCCGCCACCAATGCCACAAACAAAAGGCCAGAACAGCCCTCCTCCTATGAGGAAGGCAGGGCCGTCCTTCAATCCGCGTACCAACCGTCCTGAATTCGCCGGTGTAACTGGTTCTCCGATAAACCGTACTCCACCACCCAACGCCGCACTTGATCGCGCGCACGCTGCTAATACCGGAACCGGATACACACCATACGTTGGTAAGGATGCGGCTTCCAGGGGTAACGGAATCACCTTCACCACCCCGACCGGTCAGGTAGGTTCATTCGTAGAGAAGCCGCCAGCTGCAACCCCAGCTCCAGTCGTGGAGCCACCGAAGACAGAGGTGGCAGCCACGCCAGCGGCCACCACCGCCGCTCCTGCCGCTACCTCTCCGTATGTGGACGAGCAGTATAGTGGTATAGGCCGAAACCAGCGAGAGCTGGATATCCAGGGCTTAGGGTACAACGGTCCATTCGGACGAGGTGCAGCTGACCAATGGCTCACCGGTAAATATAACACCACTGATCTGAACCAGATCCCACGAGTCAGCACTCAGGCGACCGATAATAATCAAACAGCGACTCCAGATCCTTACCAGGCTTCACTCGATAAGCTGGACGCGCTGATAAAGCAATACACTACCGCAGCAACACCAGCTGCGCCTGCCGCGCCTACCACTGAGGCGGTGCAGCCACAAAGCACTCTAAGCCCTTACCGCCCTCCAAGGCTCAGGTCGCGCCGATACAGAGGAACCCAGGCGGCTAACTTTTAAGGATAAAACAAATGGCATCCTTCTTTGATACACTCTCCACCATCTGGACGAACGTAAAGCCGAACCTGCCGGAGGTAGTTAAGGGCGTAGGCGCGTACTCTGGTTATCTCTCTGCGACGGAAGGTAACGAGGAAGCGGCTGGGCAGTACGCTAATGAGCAGCAGCGCGCAGCTGATATCCTGAAGGCTGGCTACGATCAACAGCTATCTGAGACCGAAGGCGGCCTTGGTGGTATTGAGGATCTATATCAGCAGGGGTACGAAGCTACCACTGGCACGCTTGGCACGGCAACCGATCAGTACGGTAATGATCTGCGTCGGTCGGTATCCACTTATTCGGATATGGTCTACCCGGAATATGACGTGTATGGCGATAATATGTACGCTAATGCCGAGGATACCGGGGCGATGCTCGATGAAACTGGCCAGCAGTTCCAGGAGCAGTTCCAGCCGTATGTAGATGCAGGTGGTGAAGCTACCGGGCAGATGCGGACTATTTCCGCTTCCGACCCAAACCAGATGACTCCTGAGCAGGAAATCGCGCTCAAGGACTATGATAAAAACGCAGCAGCAACAATCGCCGCCAGTGGACTTCGTGGCTCCGGTGGTGGTATCGCCGCTATTCTCGACGGTCGCCAGCGTATGAAGGCCAGCTTTATAGTCCAGAACCAGAGTCGTGGTGATACCGCGCGCAGCACCTTAAGCCAGCAGGGTTACGGTGCGAGTGGCCAGGTAGCAGGGAATACGGCAAAGCTGGGTATGCAGAAGGCATCGAATCTCTATAATACCGGCAGTGATGTGGCTAAGACCGGCTTTGCTACCAGCCAAGATGTGGCAAATAAGTACCTCGCCAGCGAAGGCGGAGTAGCCGCCAACAACATGAATACCGGTAAAGCGGTTACCGACCTCACTGGGAAGCTGTACGGTGGCCTTACCGATACCGCGCTTACCCGCACCCAGGCGCGTGGTGATACCGCGCTCCAGAAGGCCGTAGCGGACGCTTCAGCAACCAAAGGAAGCGCAAACGTAAAC